TTTCCCATAGTTGTTTTGCTTCATCTCCGATTTTACCCATAAACGGACAAGGTGTACCTGCCATCTCCATAGCATCAAAGACACGCTCATCTTGACACATGTTAGAGACTGCCGCTACTTTCATACCCATATCATAGAGGACTTTTGAGAGTTTAAGACGTTCACAGTTCATATCTCTGACTGCCGACCCGCCTGAGAAACCTAATACTTGTGTTTGTACTGCTCCGCTAAAAGCAATTGTACATACATCACTATTAGAGTTATTAATTGAAGGCGAAATAGCACTAGGCGGTGGAGATTTCACAGTGGTCTTTGAATTGCTATTGCTATTCACATCACTTCTAGACGTACTATCAGTGACAATAGGATCAGCACTGAAAGACATAGAACTAAACGAAATCATAACAAATGCAATAACAACAGATGTTATTATTCTTTGCATTGTTTGTTTCCTTTATTGGTTGAGGTCTTACTCAGTTATTTATAATTTGGGTGTCAACATCTTGACATTAAAATCAAATTAGTTTTAACATAAATACTTAAAGCAAATATTATGCACATGTGACAGAGAGGAAGCAAAAGAAATGTTACATGTATTCATGCTAGTCGTAATGCTTCAAGGAAGCGAACAAAGAACGCAACCTATGTACTTCTACGATATAGACAGATGTTTATATTTTGCAAATCGCATGAATAGACAGCGTGATTATAGTGCAATATGTAAGATAGTGACTGTTGATCCTAGCAAAGTGACGGTATACAAATGAGCATAGATAATAGAGATAAAGTCATTCATGACATTAAGATGAGAATTCATAATTTTAAAATGAAGAATAAATGGTTATATGAGAAAGAAAGAAAAGAAAATGACAACAATGAACAATCAACAAGTGAAGACAGAGAGCAAGAAAGACATAACCGAATTGCATCCAAATTGCGGAACTTCTGACTGTTGCGGACAATGTGAGACTGCAGTTGAACCAATCGTGAAAGAAGAAAAGCAATGAATACAATATGGCACATAATGCTCACTGCATGTCTAGACACACAAATGATGCAATGCGTATCACAAGACGTACAATGGTTTGATACACAGAAACAATGCGAAATTGCATTAAATGAATATACTGAGATTCCGCCTGATGGACCTTTTCAGACAGTAGAATGGCAATGTAAACCACTAGGATCATCATCAACATGAGACAGACAGCAAGTTACGCAGAAGAGCAAGACGTATGGTACACAGAACTCAAAAATCTAGCAGAGATGTGGTCAACTTCAGAGACTAAACTATCCACAGAGTTAGAAGAACTAGAGAAGAGAAGAATAGTCGATGCGATGGCGATTTCGAACAATAACAAATCACACGCGGCAAAACGTCTAGGTATCGGCCGTACTCTATTGATACACAAGTTAAAGAAATATAATATTGATTAACCGTACTTAGGTAGATACGCAAAGGTATAGAACAACCACACTAGAAGAGAAAACACTGCCGTACCCGCAGTTAATGCCGCGGCAAGTTGAACCATCTCCATTATATTTTCATGTCTTTCTATTGCCGCTCTTCTTGCCGCAAGTTCTGCTTCGCGTCTTTTCTCTGCCGCTTGCTTTTGAAATTGTAACCAGTCTTGCCACATGCCAGCACGACCTGTATAAATCATCATCTCTCGGAGTTCATCTTCTTGTGCCTTGAGTTTTTCAAGTGCCATAAACTCTTCTAAGTCAGATTTGTTTCCGCCTGCGTTATTTACTTTTTTCTGTAAAGAATTTTTTGCATCAAAATAACCTACCAGTTGCTCACCACAATCGTACAGTTCTTTTCCGTTGCTTATGAATTCTTTTACAGTATTGAACGCCGCAGATGCTAATGCTAATTCTGCTAACATAATGATGATACCCCTCTTTCGGTGTTGTATCATATATCATGTTGTAAGGGGAAGTTTCAACTCAAGTCGTTATGACTATTTATAAAAAAAGAGGGTTACCATTTCTGATAACCCTCATCACATCTCTGTTATTTCATTTCACATTACCTAAGAATTTTGTTACGCTTGCGTATACAATAGATACTTAGACCAAACTAGTATAAGGCGCATAATGTAAAACTGGATAACTCCATTCTCCTATATGTTGTTTAATCATCAGCGGCGAGTTTTGAGAAATAAGACATTGCCTCATCATCCTCATCATCGCTAGTTGATGCTGTTGCAACTTGAGGTGCAGATTTTTCTTCTTCCACCCAAGGTACGCTTTGTTCTGCAGTTGGTGCTGGAGCGACTGGCGCTGGCGCACTAGGTGCAAAAGTCTCTGGTGTTGTGTTCAAGTTTAAAACCAAATCTAGTTTTGATTTCAGTTCATCATAAGACTTGAAGTTTGATGCTTCTAAGAACGACTGCAATTTATACTGCGTCTTCCATAGTGCTTCAATCTTACTATCATCGCCATCAAACAATGATGATACACTATCAAACTCGGATTTATCGTAGTTAGTAAAACCTTCTACCTTACGAATTTTAAGTTTGAAGTTAGTACCTTTCCATGGATCAAATGGATTGATAGGACTCTCATCTTCGAACTGTGGTTTCATCTGGTCCATAATCTTATCAAAGATTTTCTTACCAAACTTGAACAGTTTAACTTGACCCTCATTCTCAGGATGCTTCGGATCAGAAACAATGAGAACATTGGCGATATAAGAAAGTCTACGCTTCTGCTTTCGTGCAATGTCTTTGTTTGCTTCTGTACCAGAGTTCCATAGAACAGAGTTATACTCTGCTACAGGGTCCTTCTGATTGAGTGTCGTTAAAGAATTCTCAATGTACCACTTACCAGTAGGACCTTGAAACCCATGATTAAAGATACGAACCCAAGGAAGTTCTTCACCTTCACTCTCAGGAAGAAAACGAATAACAGCATAACCATTACCTGACTTATCCAGTTCAGGACGCCAGAAGCGGTCATCGTTATTGCTATTGCTGTTGTTTTGGGGAGTGTTTACTTTATCTACTTCACCAAGTAAACGTGAAAGATTGTCGTTAGACTTTTTTAGTTGTGCAAAATTTGTCATTTGTATTTACCTCGTATGTACGTTATATTGCGTTGTATAAGTTTATCTTATCCACATATTCATCATATGCTACTATTTATACGACTTTCATCGTATTTCTGTTGTACAGTATACACTATTGCCTTGTATTTGTCAACATCAAAATCAAGAAAAGGTCGGTATTTAATTAACTTTCGCCGTTCTTCTTTCCAGAAGAAATCATCACCGAGCATCTTATCCCAATATGACAAGTAGTTGTTAATAGCATCTAGTATCAACATCGTTTCAATTTTTACATCTCCACGACTATACATCTGTAGTAATATAGGATGTTGTTCATCCTTTACCACAAAACATTTGTCGAACTTGTTGAAGTCTTCCTCTTCAAGTTCAGAACAAATTTCATCAAGGTCGTCTTTGAGATTTTTAGTTAAACTCTGTAGACGACCTCTCCAATTATTATATACTTGTAGTGCTTCTTCATAGATAAAAGCACCACCCCATCGATTACCATCGACATGATTGGCAATCAAAAACTTAGGTAGTTCAGTCTCATTAAACTCTTTTGCTAGACGTTGAAAATTAAACTGGTCAGACCTTTTGTAAAAAGTTTCATCTTTTGTCTTGACTGCGCCTCTAGTTTTTGTTATATCATATCTATCTGTTGTAAAATGTAACTTAAAAGCAAGATAGATGTTGAATGCTTCAAATTCATTCATACCCAAGGTTTTCCGCATACCCATCCGACTAAACTCCTTCTCTCTCCGTTGATTACTGGTTTAACTCTATGCATTATAAATGATGGAAAGAGAATTGTCAATCCTTTTTGTGGCGAAATTGTTTTTATACGATTATCACTATCAGGCAATCCATATTCAAACTCAAACTCACCACCTTCATAATCGTCATTCAATAATACTGAGAAAGATATTTTTCTAATCAACCCATGAAGTTCAACCATACTTACTTCATCTTTAGTATATGGATTTTCTTTTTGGTCGGAGTGCCAATTATAATGTTGTGTTTCACTATACCTTGTATATTGCAATTTCTCCATCACGCTATGCTGAAAATTCCAACCGGCGCCTTGATTTACTGTGGTCATTGCATCAATAAGTTTTTTATAAATCCATTTTGTATCTTGAGTATTTTCTATCCAAGAAATATGACTGTCTCTATAATTCTTACGAGCATTCCCATTAAAAGTTTTTGCTTGCTGTGGTTCTAATGCTTCACCAATTGAAGATATTTTAGTTAACTCTTCATCAGAAAATATTCTCTTATGTAAAAAATATGGTTGTCGTAAAATCATTTCAATACTTTCATCATGTTAAATGCAATGGTAACTCTATCTTCATCTTCAAAGTGTGGAGGCATCTTATGCATCAACCATCCAGGGAAGATGATACACTTACCTTTCTTTGCATTAATTCTTTCAGGTTGTTCATTATATATTTGTATGCGCGGATCAAAGAACTCTGTCATACCAATATCATCATAATAAAGAACTGCGGACAGCATCTTATCATCACCGTGTCGATGCATCTCATGTGTACACCCTCTAGGAACATAGTTGACCCATGAGTTATCTAGTACAACAGAAGTATTCATCTGAACACCCATAGTGTAAGCGACATTACCCAATAGTTTGTTTGTGGTGGGACCAACTTGTAGTCTATCGGGATTATTATAACTGGTGTAGTAGTGAAGAACACCTGATGGTAATCCAACTTCTCTGAACATGTCTAGTTCTTTTCTAGATGCATCTATGAAATCTTCATCAAATTGTATCTCATAGATGTGTGTAGGAAAAACACTATATGCAGTGAAGTCTAATGCATCAATCATACAGGCAACTCCGCAGTGGTCTTAGGAAGATAATGTAAGTCTTGAGCATTAACTGCTACTTTTTCTTTAAGTGTTTTACTCACAAACTTACGAATATCTTCTGGTTCAAGTTCATGGTTCTCACAATAGATGAGAATTGCATCCATATAATTAACTTGTTTGTCTCGTACTATATCTTCTACTATTTTTGAAAATCTTCTTGGTGTCATTGGTTCTGGATTTGTAGTCATATTATTTTAATCCCATCTATAAAAAATGTGGTCACCTATTTGAGCAATATATGTTTTCGTCTTTGCCCAATAAGGATTTACATAAGTTGCATGATAATGTGTTGACCCCTCAATCATACCATCATAACGACCATCTATTACTCTTGTCGCTAAAAGATATAATCCTGAGTATGCGTACACATCTCTAATTTCGTCAGACTTACCGTCACAGAACCAACTAAACTGACATTTATTTCTAATTGGAACATCTTTGTCATGTTCTTCTTTCCACCACTTAGATGTTGGTCCTTGATAAACCACTTCACATATAGTGTTAGGAAATCTTGAATCCTTAACACGGTTCATAACAACTAATGATACTGCAATCTGACCCGCTTTGGGTTGTCCCTTTGCTTCAAAGTACATATTTTTTGCGAGACAAGTTGTTTCTGCATCAATAGTAAATGTTTCGGTTGCAACCTCTGCACTTGATCCGCTTGACTTATAAGCGATTGCAGAAGCAACTAATGCTGTTAACACAATTGTTTTTTTCATCATGTACACAGTATACTATAAAAGAAGAAAGAAGTCAAGCAGAAACCACTTGACTTCTCATTATTACCACCTTAGCGTTGTGAAACGAAAGAATTCATCTCATTTGCTAGTTTGCTGATATCACCGAATGTCGGAAATGTAGGCATTTCTGGAAACTGAACATCTAGTCCTGCTTCTTTGTCTGCATAGTATTTCTCTTTAATATTGCTGATATCAGTGTGATATTGCTCTGTGAGCAGTTGTTTAGCACTCTCAATCATAGAGAAGCGCAAATCGAATGGATTACTCATACTATTTCTCCTTGTGTGTATGTGTGTAAAATGTAGGGTGAAGCAATTGCTTCTTCTGTTTCCAGGCGCCCCTACGACACCCAGAAGATTATGCCGCTAGGCGAATATCTTCATATGCAATGTTATCGTTTGCATTTACTTTGTTTTGACTTATTAGGCGGTCATCCCACAGTTCTACTCTTTCCTATTTACGTCAGTCGATCCTATTTCGCCCCCATCATAAGCACACTTCCGTGCCATATCTCTACCGAGATATCCAGGTTGTGGTTTCACCTTAATAAACTTTGAGACCCAATTTGCAAATGCTTCTAGCATGTTTACCTCTAGTGTGTTTATGGTGGAGGCGGTGGGTATCGCACCCACGTCCTGCCCGTCATTCAGATTGTATCAACAAACTGTACATTATATATAACATGCTTTGATGTAAATGTCAAGTAGTAATTCCATTATTACCAAAAATACTGTTATACTCTAATTCACCTCCATCTGATATAACGCAAGTTACATTTGCTGATGGAAGAAATTCTAATATTGTGACTGTACCTTTGTCTTTGTTAACTAGAACTTCGACAATACTAGGTAGTGTAGTTTTGTATCTAATCATTCCAACTTCGCCGTACTCATTCGCAAATTCTGCTTTTACTTCGTTGTATGGTTTCTTAGTACAGACAACAGGTTTTTGTCCTTGTCTATATTCATGTTCTGAATTATCTTGAGCAAATGTGATGCTGGATAAAAATGTTAGACACCATACCAATACAATAACATCAAATACCCATGACTTTCTGATATTCATTTCGAACCTCTCTATAGGACTCTATATAATTGTCCCTCTTCTCTATGAAGAGTTGTGGTTCGTTACCTTCTACTGCCATTATAATAACGACAGTATCAATTGGTATACCTGTTCTCTCTTCATACATTACTGCATATGCACTACCTTGTTGAAAGTAGTTGGTAATGTACTCTGCTTGTTTAGGTCTGCTAGAGGTCTTAAAATCAATAATTGAAAGGCGACCATCAAACTCTGCAATACAGTCTACACGACCGGCAGTCTTCAAGAAGTCTGAATATAGTGATGCTTCTTGAACATGTATATTATTTATCCTGTTTAGATAATCTTGAACTGAAGTAAACATAGACTTCTCTGCAGGATTAGCAAAAGTAACATCTTTGTTGTTAATGTAGTCTTCTACTTGATAATGAAACTTAGTTCCTCGCGTGGATGCTTGGCGACTAATCTTGTTCGCCGCTTCTTCACCTACTCGTTTGCGCCACTCTAGAATGCCTGCTTTAGACTTCCATCCTAGTACTGTTGTTACTGATGGATATTTTAATCCCTCAGGTGTCACATACAAACGCATGTTGTCTTCATTGATTGTTTGTAGTTCATCGATTTCTTTTGGTTCAAGATGTGTAAACATGTTCTATCCAGTTGTGGTTGTTTTCGCGAAAGTATTCATAAAATCTCATTGGGTAAATTTGAATGCCAATATTAATTTTAGGTTGTTCACCAAGATATACGTTAGTATCATGAGTGACCCATGAAGGAAAGATTGTGAGGTCTCCCACATTATCAATAATATTTAAGTATTCATCTCTGCTAGAGATATGATATCTTGTTTCTGAGTTTGGATCATACCCTCTTACATAGATATTAGCACTAAGAAATGAGTAAGTACCAATATCGTGTGGGTGTTTTTTTATTTGTTCACCTTTACGGGTGACATCATACCAAGAATGAATAAAAACTTTTTCTTTCATATTACCTGTTAGTGTACAATACTTTTGGTAGTTTGTCAAGAGTTTTTTTCGAATATCCGCAATAATTTCATTATCTGGATATCTGGTGAATATGTTGCAATCAACCGCGTCTTCATTAATTAGAAATTCGTAAAGAACACGCTCATTGAAATCTATCTTAAATAATCCTATACTAAATTCGCGATAAGGAATAGAGAAGGAACTTATCTCTGGTTTAGTTTCATATGTAAAGATTTCGTAGTCTTCTGTAAAGTTACTATTAAATATCATCTAGGAATTTCCAACGAAACTATATCGTCTAATCTCTCATCATTACCACAAGTTTTTTCGAATATAAACTTCTGACAATTATCTAAGTAGATACATTGAAACACCAATGCAACTCGCATTTCTTTAGTTGAGGTTGTTGATAGTCCTCTATGTTTTACTTTGGCGTCAAAATATGAAAAGTAATCTTGCATATATGGAGTTTCTTCAACCGAACCATCAGCAAATTCAAATTCAGTACCCATATGTTTATGGTGAGGATTAAAACAAGGATAGTAAACAATAGTTCTACAGTTTTCTTCAGCACTGTCGGTGTGCCAAGGTCCATCCATCTCTTTAGTTTGACCTAAAAGATAACATCGCCCAACTTGAATGTATGGATTGATGTCCAGTTTCTGACAAATTTTTTTCCATATCTCTTTTACTATAGGGTCCATCTTAGTATAATATAGATTGTTGTGATAATCAGAAACAAAGTATGACCGGTGTGCATACTTACCTTCAGCACCAGCGCCATACTGCCACAAAAACTGACGCTGGAAATACTCTGAGAAGAATTTTCTCATCTCCTCAGAGTGTCCCGCATTTTCAAACATCACTTCAGGTAGTTCATTATTAAGTTTTGTCATTACTAAATCATTTCTATTGCTAGTTCAGTCGTTTCGTTTACTCTACGAGTCCAACCTTTGCCAAATGTATCAAAGGTACTCAAGGATTCATAGTAACTCTGTCTCTTAGATTGATAATCTCGGATAGCACCTTCAATACCATTCTCATCAACGTAGTTTGCCACTGCTTTAAGTGTATTAGGACCAATGCCACCATCCGCCACAGTACCAATCATTCTCTGTAGATATTTGGCGGCACGACCTGTACCAGCATTCACACCAAAATCAAAAACACACAAATCAAGACCACTAGGTAAATCATCACCTTTGACGCGATCCCAATAGTTCTTTTTATAGATAGGTGCAACATCTTCAACCGTCAAGTCTTTCATGTTCTTTTCACCACCCCACTCCTCATAGACACGTTTGGTGACGCCGAGATTGGTTTCACCTCCAGGGTCTTTTGGATGATTAACATAACCACCCTCATGGTGTAGAATAGTTTCTAAACACTTATCATAATTTTTATTTGCCATCTTAGTTTATCCTTTTGTGATGATTGTCCACGCACCATATGCAATAGCAATACCAGCGGCAATCTTTGCTAGTGGTGATAAGAACAGTACTAGGCAACCTAGAACGATTAGTCCAGCGCCATCCCAACTTGTTCTTTCTTTAATTCTATCTTTAATCCAACTTGTCATTTTAGTCTCCTCTTGTTAAGCGCATTTCTGCATCTTTTTATCGACACTCTCAAATATACCCTTGTACTCTTTTCGGTTTTTACTTAGTATATATTCACGAACTAGTCCACTTCTGACAATATCTTCTTCTGTGAAATTAACTGTCTCAAAAGATTTCATAGTTTTTATAATGTCCATAAATTGAATAATACCATTTTGTTCAGTCTGCTTAACTAAATCGGTTTGCATAAAGTCTCCACAGAATGCAATACGAGAATTTTCACCCACTCTAGTAATGATTGTGTCTAATTCATGAAAGTTTAAGTTTTGACACTCATCAACAATAATAAAAGCATCTCGTAATGTTATACCTCTAATATATGAAGTTGGTACGAACTCCAATATATCTTGATATTTAGCAAGTTCATATGGGTTCTCAATATCAGGAAACAATTCGTCAAATAAAGAATAGTATGGTTCAGTATAAACTGACATTTTTTCTTCCTGCGATCCAGGTAAGAATCCAATATCCCTTGTCGGTAACATTGACCTAACGATATAAACTTTTTGCTGGTCCACTCTCCTAGATAGGACTGCTTGCATTGCCAGATATATCATAATGAATGTTTTACCTGTGCCTGCACATCCATGTAGCATCAAATGTTTTTCGTCATTGAATGCTTCAAATGTTTTTCTTTGATTTTCCGTAATAGGAAGAACCTTCTTCATTGAAGTCTTTGTTAAACATTTTGCTTTTACTGCTAGGGATTTAGATTTTGACATGTGTTCTCCTTTATGTAACTGTCATCATAACAAAGAAACATCACAGACATAATTAACTAAATGGACATTTACCTCCTGATTTTTTCTGAAATATTTTTCCCAACATTCTATAACCTTTTGATGACCCCCAATTAGCATTAATTGCGTTTGTTTGAACTCTCTCTTGATAGTTGTCATTATAGTCAATATCACGAACCTCATAAGGCAATTGATGTTTAGGAAAAATATTAAATAAACATAATGGTTCTTTAAACTGAAGATTTATTTTTGCTCCTTTATGCTTTATCACCATAAACATATTAAAAGTATTATAATAATCTGTTTGAATAATTCCAGGAAGCACTTCGAAAGGATTCCAACGATAAGGAAGTGGCATCACCATAGTACACATACCAGGAGGAGTTTTAATTCTCCATGGAGATGAAACTTTAATTACCGCTTTGGAATATTCCTCTGGTAAATCATTAACCATAGTTGAGTATTGATGAGGAGGATGTGTAGTAAGAGTCCACTGGTTGCGTACTTCATTTAATTGATAATGCTTCCAGTCTCTAACTTCGTCTACATTAAATCCTATACCATACAAATATCGCAACCATTCTGCGCTTGATGATGGATCATCATTCAGATTTTTTAGAGACAGATGATCCGCTCCATCTTTACCATCGGCATATGCACTCAGTATCGATGATGTAATTGATGCGGCAGTGGTACCATCTAAACTAGTTTCAATTAAGGCGGCGCCCCAAAAAGGAACAACATACCCATGTGTTAATATGTCTTGCATACCAGGACACGTTTTAATAGTCTCTCCTGTAGTTCTCCACTCAACGGGATTACCAGTAGGTAAAAGTTTATTGTGATTACTTTGTGCAGTACGATGATGCATGGGTTCATGCGTTTTAGGTAAATCTCTATACCACTGAGGTATTGCTTTAGAAGCAGGCACAATAGGTGCCCAATCTGCAAGACCTTCAACCGCAGAATAAAATTCAATCTTTGCGTTTGGATATGACTTCTTTCGCAACCAAGTACCAAAGTCATACATTACATCGCGCACACTCATCGTTTTTTATTTCTATGTTTGTTAAGCACATCTCTGGTCTTTACTTCGGCGTTTGTTTTACTGCGATAACTGTCTAGATTAGAACCAGGATTCTTTTCAGCAATTCGTGACATGACTTCTTTGAAACCATCCGACTGCTTATCTTTAATCGAAACACCACCCACAATATTAGGTGCAGTAACCATTTGGTCTAGTTGTGGATTTGTTTTTTTAAAATCGTCCAGTTCGGATATCTTCATGAAGTGGTCTTCAACTTCTCCGGTTGCGTGATTGATAAAACTATATGTTGGCATAATGTACATCTCTATTTAGTGATTGATTGTTGTACCATTGAGGTACATCTCTTTTTTTCCAGTTAGCAAAAGTCTTTTTTGCCTCACGATAAAAGTTGCGATAAGCACTGATGCTATCACCTTCTACCATGCATTGTGGGAACTGCTTCATTGCTTGAGGCGGTTCTGTAAAATTAGTATTGGGAATATTTGTCGGTACAGTTCTTAGAAGTTCTGACAGAAGCGTATAACTAGCATGGGTCTTTCCGTATCTATAGATGAACTCTTTATGCAACTCAGACCAGAGGTCGTACAACCACTTATAATGAGAGACAGACTGGCGAACCCAAATAGCAGACGGGTGATTGACATGACACGCTTTATATACAATTTGCTCTGCATTGTCGTTCTGTAAACGCCATCGTTTTACTTTTCTGTTGTTCTTACTATAATCAGTGTACTCTACGCCGTCAAGCACCCTGTGGGCGGTTGACATGAGTTGTGCATACTCAACAAGCATCTTACTGACATGTTTGTCTACATGCCACTCAGCGCACGTTTTAGGGTCATTATGTAGATAGAATATATTCATCATCACCTCGTTGTATCATTAACTATATTAATATATCATAAAAGAAACACTTTGTCAAGTACTAACTTCTCTCTTCAAGTTTCTTCTGTAGTTTCCTCCAACGCTTAACTGCTTCTTTTTTCTTACGTTGTTTTGCTTCTGCTGGTTTCTCATAGTACTGTTTTGCTTTTAGTTCTTTGAGTATTCCAGATTTTTGTACTTTCTTCTTAAACAGACGCAATGCTTTTTCAACATCGCCGTTGCGTACTGTTACTTCTAGACCCCCATCGCGAGGTCTGTCATCGTTTTTAACGTATCGTCTATTACTGTTGTAGTTATTTTTATATGCCATCTTGATAATGTATCACACTCCTTTACTCATGTCAAGTACTTTTTTTAATCTTGTTACATCTTTACCAAAATTAAACGCAATTGTAAGTCTACGTTGTGTATAATTCTGTTGTTGCATGGGAACTCTATGAAACATATATCCAGGAAAAAGAACTAACTTTCCAGGTTGCGGTAATACAGTATATATTGGTTTTGTAAATTCAGTTCGCTTCTCTTCAATTGTATAATATCTCTGATGAAATGTATATTCATTTGGATTTATAAATTGGGTTGGTGTTAAGTCAGGAGTGGCATAGTATATTGCACATAAATCATGAGTTCCATGATGGTGACTTTCTTGCCAATGTTCATTTTCATAAAGATTGTACCAAAAATCTTCTACAAGATACTCATCCGATTTCCATCCAACAGTTTCTAAAAATTCTGTGCCCGCTTGAGTGACCTGCTCAAGTAAGTCTATATTATTTGACATTATCTCATCATTCAATTCCACGTTATTATATGATGAAGTAACATCGCACTGCCAACTGTTTAAGTCTTTAACTCTATCAACAGTACTGACAACATTAGATACTAATTTTTCATTATCAATATTAAGCGTCACTTCACCTATAGGGTGAGCAAATAACGAATTCATAATCATATTATTATTCCAAATCTTCTTTTACTATATCTTTTCTTGTTAAATCTCTCGCTAAGTAATCATCTTCTGAGATAGGAGCAAAAATACTTCTTTTAATTACTTTGTATTGTCCTCGTTCCACAACATGTTTTGATTGCTCATGCCCACCGGTCATCATAATTACTGCAATTCTACCTGCGGCCTCGCTTCTAACTCTTTTAACCCAACCCCTTTCATTTATGACCTTTGTATCCTCATGGTCAGTAATGAGAACAACATCACCAGGCATAACTTCACAATCAGGACTCCACTTATTTCCCCATTGGTCAAGAAAGTTTCCATCTTTATCAAAATCAACATCACATCTAAATTTAAATCCTGCAGGAGGTTGAGGTCTTAAACCTGCGTCTGCTTGCTTTCTTAATATTCTAGAATCCTCAGAAACTAAGATATAGGGAGACGCCGCAGAGTGTACTTCATGATTGTGCAAATGTCCAACTCTAGTAACTTGACTATCTCCATTAATGTTAGGTTTAACTCTACTACCACCAGTCGTGTATTGAATTTTCTTATTACCAACAATTCTACGTTGGGTAATATCATAATCGCTCATTTTTCATACCTCTCAAAAAATATAAATACTTTCATACAGATTATTTATACGAGGAAAAATAATGTCTAAGAAATTTACAGATATTAAAGACGCAATTGTAAAAGAACAAATTGCAGATTTAAATGAAGGTGTTTATGATCCAGGTATTTTCAAAGCATTCTTCTTAGCAGGCGGACCTGGTTCAGGTAAGTCTTATGTTCAAAAACAAACAACTGGCGGTATGGGTCTCAAAGTAGTTAACTCGGATGACATTTATGAGAAGATGTTAAAAGATGCTGGTATGGATACAACACCAGAAGATATCTACTCAGACAAAGGTCAAGAAATTCGCGGACAGGCAAAGAAAGTGACAAAAGCAAGACAATCAAATTTTTTAATGGGTCGTCTTGGTGTTGTTATTGATGGTACTGGCAAAGACTTTGAGAAAATTCAAAGACAAGCGGCGTCACTAAAGCAACTCGGTTATGATACTTATATGATTTTTGTTAATACTTCAGAAGAAGTTGCACAAGAAAGAAATCAAGCAAGAAAAAGAACACTACCAAGAGAAGAAGTCAAATCAATGTGGATGGATGTTCAAAAGAACATTGGTGCATTTCAGCGTTTCTTTGGTAGCAAGAACTTTATCATTCTCGACAACAATGGTCCTAATGATGATATTCTACAAATGGTCTTTAAGAGAGTTCGTAACATGGTCAACACTCCAGTTAAGAACTACATTGCAAAGCAGTGGATTGCTAACGAACTAGAAAAGAAAAGAAGGAGATAATTCTCCTTCTACTTAGTTGTCACCCAACATTATTCTTTTTGCCTCTTCATGGTAACCCATTTGTGATAATGCATGTGCCGCTCTTGCACGTCCTACAGTCTCACTAATTGTGATTGCAAATACTAAACCCGCAATAAATGCAGTTCTAATCACCTCACATGCTTTGCATGTGTATTCATAACTGTTGTGTAATGCTATGCCAATCGACATTTATTTCTATCTCCTGTATTTTATATAATTGTTATAGTACGCAAGCGCATCATCGTCTTGTAGATGTTTTGTATCATTAGAAAATTCAGTTCTAATAAAACGAATAATGTCCGAGTTTGGATTTGATCCTACTAATGTATTGAATAAATTTTTGAACAAGTTCTTCATGCTATTAACCTTAAACGCCCGCACCACTTTTGACTTGACCCCTTGGCACAAGTCATATATACTAGTGTATAGTGTGATGATGTTGTACAGTATTGCACTGCACAAATCTATTTATACAAGAGACTATAAAAAAGGTCAATAGTATTGATGTTTTTTTAGAATAACACATGTGACAAAAACGCACAAGTAACATAATGGAGCATATAATGAAAGTAAAGTTGATTTCATATTCACAACCACCACTCGGTGACATTGAAGGTTTAGATGATGTACAAGACTTAATCGCTTATTGCGCGAGAGTATCAAACCCTAGCGGACAGATGAACTCCGCAACATCTAAAAAACTTCTATCATATCTAGCAAAGCATAGTCATTGGTCACCTTTTGAGATGGTGTCTGCTTGTTTAGAAATTGAGACTACAAGAGATATCGCAAGACAAATTCTAAGACATCGTTCATTCAGTTTTCAAGAGTTTAGTCAACGGTATGCTAATCCAACAGAAGATTTAGAGTTTGTAATTAGAGAAGCGAGATTGCAAGATGAAAAAAATAGACAAAACAGCATCGCCACAGAGGATGAAATTCTACAAGAAGCATGGGCGGCAAGACAAAGAAGTGTTATTGATGAAGCAAATAGTGCTTATCAATGGGCAATCGAAAACGGTATTGCTAAAGAGCAAGCAAGAGCAGTCTTACCAGAAGGTAATACTATGTCACGTTTGTACATGAATGGTACACTTCGTTCTTGGATGCATTACATTGAACTTCGTGCCGCCAATGGAACACAGTTAGAGCATATTGAAATTGCGAAAGCATGTGCAGAAGTGATTGCAGGTATATTTCCACTTGCCGAGGACTTAGTAAATGATTAATCGCATTGGATATACGGGTTCTCCTGGTTCATGGGTGGGGGGAAATCAATATGAAGTCTACAAATCAGATACGATTATTAACAATCAAGAACTTCTAATAGAACATCTACTAGAATTTCATCATAATACAGAGTATAGAACAAGTAATTTTGATACTTATAATATATTCACAGAATGGACTACCGATACAATGTATGATTTGTTTACAAATGTTAAAGATGTGGTTCGCACTCATTTACCAAAGGGAAGACTTTGGTTACAAGCATGGGTAAATGTACACAAACAGAATGAGTGTCTAGATTGGCATCATCATCATTTCCCTTTTCATGGATACATATCAATCGATCCAAAGAATACAACTACAGAGTTTGCAAAATGGAAAGTAAAGAATAGCGTAGGAAATATATATTTTGGACACGGCGGAAAAGCAAACGAGCATAAGGTTACAGTTAATGAACCATACGATGACTATCGCATTACAATAGGATTCGATGTGCAGTCGGTTGCAACTCAAGGAAGAAATAAATTTATACCGATATGATAAAGGAAAAAAGATGATTGAAGAAATATTTCCAACACCAATTATGGTCGTGGACTTATCTGAAATGTTAGATATGACAGATGTTCATGAAAGATGCCTAAAGATTATTAGTCAACCCAACCATGTATGCGAACACGGACTAGTACCAAAAGGAGTGAGTTCGTACAATTCTAACACACCAGTTATTACAAATGATAGCATCAAAGATGTGAAAAACATAATTATGATGCAAGTAAGACAACTAGAAAAAGCATTAGCAATTTATCCATTAGAGTTTACTAATAGTTGGATTAATATTATGCCAAAAGAAAGTACCATTGGGGCGCATCTACATCCATATTCAGTTATCAGTGGAGCGTTCTATTTGAATGCTGGAGAAGGTGCAGGTGAATTTGTGATTGAAAATCCTTTATATCATAGTCAAATGATGATGCAATCTCAAGGTAAGTCTGAATACACAAAAGTTTTTCAGTCGATTGAGGCAAAGACAGGACGACTAATTCTGTTTCCTAGTTATCTAAAGCACCACGTTAAAGGTAATAACTATGAAGGACGCACAGTCATGAGTTTCAATACCAATTACGATAGAAGAATTGACCTCAAAGGTTCAATATAAATTAAAAAAAATTATAAGTCGTTGTTTTAACACAACATTTATTTTCACTTTTATGTGGATTTCTCTTGACATTACGGTAAACATCTGTTATATTGTATATGTAAGATGAGATTGAAACTTAAACGGAGAAAACATTATGGCGTATATTTCACAAGAAACTAAGAAAGAACTTGCTCCTGCTATTAAAGCGGTTGCTAAGAAGTACGGTGTCAAAGTTACTATCGGTGTTAACCATCACTCTTCTTTAGTTGTTCGCATCAAAGAAGGTGTGCTTGATTTTATCGGTGCCGCTAATGCTCATAACAAAGTTGTTGCACAGCGCCGTGGTTATGGTGACCAAGAATTTAGTGTGAGTGACAACTTCAGCATTAATCCTTACCATGATGAGCGTCATTGGACAGATGTTGGTTTTGAAACTGAAGCAAAGTTTGTTGCTGAAATGGTTGCGGCAATGAAAGGTAACAAGTGGTACGACAACAGTGATGCAATGACTGACTACTTCGACACTGCTTATTACCTTGACCTGAATGTTGGTCGTTGGGATACACCTTACGTTTATACTGCTTAATTGAGGAGACTATATATTATGAATGCAAAATTAACCGCGGTGCTTAAAGCACTTTCATCAATCGATAACCAGGAAGACTTGAACGTGATTGCTCAAGCATGGAAAAATCAAATGAACATCATTGCGAAATCTCGCAAGCGTACCGTTGCTAAAGGTATGACCATTGAATGGACCAATCGTGGGTTCACTCAAAAAGGAACTGTTCAAAAAGTTAACCGTACTACTGTTGATGTTATTGCTACGGGCGCAACTCCGTTCGGTAAGACTGTCACTCGCGTTCCAATGTCGATGATAACTGCAGTTTAGGAGGAGGTTTTAATGTTACCTGATTAAAAGGTTTTATTTGTTTCTGAAAAGGGGACACCCTATATAGCATTCAGATAATGCAAAACCGTTGCCACTTCGGTAATAATAGTGGTAAAAGTAAAAAAAGTTATTTACCATAAAAAGTACTTGACTTTAGTAACAACATATAGTATATTAAAAAACTTCGGAACTACTTAGACGCAACAGGAGATTACGATGCGCTACTTGAAGAAACATGAGATGCGGATGGAAGACTTACCATCTTATAATTTTAAAGGGTTTGTATACGCACCCACTACACACGCTGGTCGTGTCTATCATACTGTCTATAGTAACTATAGATATGTGACAGACTTATCAGGTCCCACCAATGCAGTATTTTCTAAAAAGGAATTTATCGATGTCATCCAAAAAGGATTTAACCGATTCCGTAATCGGTAGTCTAGTTTGCACTTCGGAGGATACGGAGGATGGCGGTGCCATCTTTCACTTCGATGGATCGGATTCAGATATGAATGAGATTATTAGAGTTGGTATGCTACAAGTAATTAAGCAGGACAAACTAGAAGTCGCTGACTATCTTGCTCCTAACTTTGATGACCTACCAGAAGAAGAACAAATCCAGAATTATTTCTTTGCATTCGCTGTAAAGGAAGGTCTGACAAATCTTCTTAAAGACACTGCCGATAAGCAACAGATGAAATTATTTTAACTTTTGCCAAAAAAGATGTGGATTTCCCTTGACATTTATCTAATAGTTCGATATAATGTATATACAAGATGAGAAATGAGAGAGATTATATTATGAAACAAGTTACTGAAACACACATTACTGATTACATTGACTTCATCATGGATGACTATGTTGACTGGTGCGGTCAAGCAAAAATCGGTTCTGACCAAATGAAAGAAACTAAGTTCTTTGCAGAAGAAGGTCGCAACTACATTAAGATTGTTCACGCTAAGGTGGGCGGTCAACAAAGCGTTCATTCTTTTATTGTAAAGAAAGCAACTAAGAAGTTCGTTGAAGGTGATGTACTCATGGCGGCGTCATGGAAAGCACCAGCAACAAACTTTGCGAGAGCGACAGTCTTTGATGCTGAAAGTCTCAAAGGTCGTGTTCGTTGGTCTGGCGTTTGTTAATTAACTATTGGAGATTATATTATGAAAAAAGTTGCAGTTATTCACACCGCATTTGAAAAGACACCTCGCACAGTTGCATTTGTTGAGGTTGAAGATACCGTAACAGTTGATGATGCACTTGAGTATGCATATCGTTGGACACAGAATATCATGGATAGTTGGTCTAAGAAAGGTCCCTGTGACGGCAATGAATTCGTTACCGTTGTTGGAGACATGTCTGATGGTTATGGACTACGTTCTACTTCGGTTGGTGACCAGATATTAGTTGGCACTAAGAAGTACACTGTAGCACCTGTGGGGTTTGAGGAAATGGTAACATGATGACACTTGATGAACTAGATGAATTTTTGCTTGAACTTGAAACTGACGTTGAAAAGAAAATTGAATGGACACTAACTAATCATGTATCACTTGCAGAAGCAAAGAAATACACCGGTGGCATTCAATTATCAATCAACGGTCTGAAAGAAAAGGTCAAAGAACTAAAATTAATTGAAGCATTCAATGATGAAACCGTCTAAGTGTATGATTATTAATAGAAACTATTTTTCATTATTGCCCAAAAAACACTTGACAAAGCACTTATAATAGGGTATAATGTATACATGATGATGAGAAATGAGGTAGAAAATATGAAGAAAGTTTTAATGATTGCCGCTCTTGCGTTAACAGCAACAACTGCGAATGCTACTGACCTCAGTCAGTGGAAGATTCCAGCGAACAGTGTTCTTAATGATAGCGTTAATGCAGTAGGTGCGCCTTTGTGGTTAGAGCATCTTGCAAACGGTATTGATGTTCGAAATGTTCTTGGCGCAGTAGTCGGTACTGTGATTGATCCTCGCGGATATCCAGACAGTGCTTACCCTGGCGGAAAGCGTCCTAATCTTAATGTTCAACTTGGTAATATGAAAACAGGAAAATGTTACAGCGATCCAAAAGGCAATGGCATCTGGTGTCCCTAATAGGGATATCATTATTGATGAGTGCTTGTACTACAACAGAACTTGCAATTGACATGTATCAGAGTTGTAAGTATAGAGATAAATGTCCAGTTGAATTAGTAGGAGATTGGTTAAATGGTAAGTAGAACTTTAGCAATACTTGCATTAACTAGTAGCACGGCACTAGCGAATTCCCCATGTGATTATGACCAGACAGTAGAAACGAACTGGTCACACACAATTGAAAAAACTTCTAACATTGATAAGAAAGTATTTCCTTATGTTGACGATACTCGCAAATGTGTAATGAAGTTTGATGTTACAATCAATGGTACTGTACATCCAACTTCAGGTAGTTATGTGTTCGGTCCTGATGCGACAGAGAACTACGCATGTGAGCAAGCAACAATCAAAGGTAAGAAAAGTATCATCGGTAAAGTCTCTCCAGAAATACTTACTGCAAAGACAGAGATGAACTGTGGCGTAAAGAATAAACCACAAGAAGTTGCTAATGTGCAAATAGCAAAACAATTACCTACACATGAACCAGCACCGAGAGTTACTTCGGAAGTGGTTCGTAGGGAAGTTAGAGTTGTCAATCAACCTCAAGTTATTGAGCGTAGAATTATTGTGCAACCAAATGTAGTCTATACCAGAAGCGGTAGCAGTTATGTTTCGCATAATCCAGTTGATAATGCTATCAGAGGTGTGGTTAACTTAGTATTAGGAAATGGAGCATATTAATTATGAAATATGTGATTGGATTTTTAATTGGTGCTGTTGTAATTTACAACTACCCAGACTTGATTGCAAACATGGACCCTATGGGATGGTTTGTAGATAGTGGTCTTCGTGACCGCGCTGTTGATGTACTAGAAGGAGTGAAATAGTGAAACAGTATAATATGATGATTATGGGTGCGGCGTGTCTTTCGATGGCGGCGTGTAGTTCAACTAACGTAGCGACAAAGAACACTGCACCTCCAGGTACAGTTGACGTTGCGTCATACGAATATAAAGCGAGTGCGGTGAAAGACAATGTTGCAGTAATTCCTAAATGGTTTACTGAGTTGCCATCAAACGATAAAGCAATCTATGCTGTCGGCACATCAGTAACGCCTGACTTACAATTGTCTGTAGACATGGCAGTACTGAATGCAAAGACAACTCTTGCTGACCGTATCAATGGACGTGTTCGCAGTCAGACAAAGAACTTTATCTCAAAGATTGGTTCTGATGAAACTGACACTGCAATCTTGTCTGAACTTGAAAAGACAACTTCTAATCTTGTAGCAGATGTAGATGTTGCTGGATACAAAGTATCAGAAAGTAAGATTGTATCAAGCGGTACACAGTATCGTGCATTCGTTCTACTAGAGTATTCTGATTTGCAAGCAAGTAAAATTCTGATGAACCGTCTGCGTAAAGACCGTATGTTGTTGTCAAAGATTTCTTCAACGAATGCGTTTAAAGAACTTGATGATAAAGTCAATGATGCAAATGCACAAGTGACTGCAGAGAATGAAGCAGTCGTAAAGGTGCTTACACAATGAGCAATCAACGACTAGCAAAGTTGCAACGCAAAGCAACATTCAATGACAGCGGTTCCATGTTGCGTCAAGTTATCAACTTCGCCAAAGAAGCAGAAGAACTGCTAGAGAAGCAAGGTGAAGAAGATGCCGCATTCTACTTTGGTCAATTGAAAGATTGGTTGATTGACCATCCGACTAAAGCGTTCAGCGAGAAGACCCACAAAATTCTAGGGTTGTAAGTTTGCGCCCGTGGCGGAATAGGTAGACGCAACGGACTTAAAATCCGTTATCGATTACGGTGTGTGGGTTCGAGTCCCTCCGGGCGCACCAAATATATATTACAAGGAGATGATAAATGTTACACAAGATATCTGATTTATGTGATAGAATTGATGCCATAAAGTTTCAAGCGGATAGATTGCGAGAAGCAAAATATGGTCCAAACAAAAGAGACGGCGCAGAAGTACAAGCACTCATTGATGATATTCAAGCGATGTGTTATACTGTTGCGAATGACAAATCGAAATACCAGAGAGTGTCTTACTTAGAAGGTGGACAGTTTCAAGAGTAAAAGTATCTGCCCGTAGTTCAGTTGGATAGAACAACGGATTTCTAATCCGTAGGCCGTGGGTTCGAATCCTACCGGGCAGGCCAATTTAGGGGAATGGTGTACTGGTATCACGGTAGTCTCCAAAACTACAGAATGAGGTTCGATTCCTTGTTCCCCTGCCAAATAGATGAGGACGTAACATGAGTAATGCATACGGAAAAACAAGGTTCGATTTAGAACATGCGTTGAATGATATTCGCACAACGGCAACGGACATTCAGACTGTTGCGGATATGATGTACGACAGTACTCTTATCTATAATGAAGACCGAACCCATACTGTTCTTAGTGGTCTAGCAGAAGTGTTAGAAGCAAAGTGTGAGAAAGCAGATATGATATTCAAAATGCTTTTTGAACTAGACGAATACAATCATCAGTATTACAAAGATGCTGATGGAACTTTGCGTTGGCGAGACACAGACCAACCATTAGAGTCCCAACTGTGGGATAAAGTTTAACGGAGATTAGCGCAGTCTGGTAGCGCATCTGCTTTGGGAGCAGAGGGTCGTTGGTTCGAATCCAGCATCTCCGACCAATATTGAAAAGGAATTAATATGTCACAATGGCATGGTGGTAAAGGTTCAGGTCGTAGAAAACAAACAGATGACAAATCATATTCTGAAAACTACGACCGTATATTCGGAAAGAAAAAGAAACCTAATCCCAATGATAAAAGGAAAGTGAAGGAGTGATATGAAAGAAGTAAACATACAACATGCGTTTGCAGACTTCTTCGTGCATGAAGAAATTTTTATTAACAATGACGATATCTGTAAATTCATCTACAAGCAAAAAGAAAAGAGTGAAGGTCCTAGTATCTGGTTTGATGGAACAGAACCTGAACTGGCACAGTTCTATGGTGTTGTGCAAACATATCTAGATGCAATGCATACTAAGTTATCTTTGTATCCTAAACTAAAGCAAAGACTATTTCAAGCATGGGCAAACATCAATATGAATGAATTTATTTCTGTTCCTCATAGTCACAGTGAAAGAGCATATGCAGTTATCTCTGGAGTATATTATCCAAAGGCAGATGAGAACTGTCATCCAATTGAGTTTGCATCTAACAATCGTTCAGTTGAGCATGTGATTTTTCCTGAGGTTGTAGATAAAGAGAATGAATTCAATTGCGGTCACAAACGCATTGTACCTAAGACCGGAACTCTTTTGTTATTTCCTTCTTGGTTAATACACTATGTTGTACCGGCGGGTACTGCAACAGAAGATAGAATTTCATTAGCATTCAATGCTGACATGGTACCTAAAGATTGATATGAACATAGAATTCAAATCATTAGACAAAGATAATTTATATCCTCCTGTGCCTGCGACACAAGTTATTCCGGAGAGATTTAAAAAGATACCGAATACAAATACAGAATATGATTTAATGACTGTGAAGAATTGTATGCCTATGATAGAACATCTATCCAATGGTTATGCAATCAGACTGAGACATAGTATCGACATAAAGCAAAAGTTTCAACCTTATGCAGAAGGGTTCGATGAGCGAAATACATTTACTGTTGGTCAAGTAGGATTAGGTAATCATCCTCATGAGCAATTACCTATAACTATAAACGGTAAGAGAAATGATTATATAAAACTTCCTAATCTATGGACTATCAAAACTCCAGATGGATACTCTTCTATGTTCTATTCTGTTTTTGGTGAAGAGAGATTTAAAATATTCAGTGGTGTTGTTGCCACAGACAAGTATACTCTTCCTGTATTGTTTCCTGGAGTTATTACAACCACAGAAGATTTTACAATTGAAGCAGGGACAGCAATTGCTATTGTATTTCCTTTCAAGAGAGATAGTTGGACATCAACCACTACTGAATGGAGTGTCGATAATAAGATACAAGAGATGGAAGATATGAGAACCTTTAATGAAAATGCACATCATTATAAAAATTCAGTGCATGTAAAAAGTAAATTTAATTAAAAAAAATTACAAGTCATTGAAATGCAACGATAAAAAGTTGCATTTTTTTGTGGATTTCTCTTGACATTAGTGTAAAAGTAGGGTATATTATATAAGTAAGATGAGTTGAAAGAGAGAGAAAAAAAAATGATGTTTATTGATGCTGTTGAAAACAAAATGATTGCTGTTTACAAAGACGTTGGTGAGTGTGTCGGTCACGCTAAGACCGCTAAGATGCTGAAATACATTCTTCAAACTCACAAGATTGAGAACGAGACTTTCTACTACGGAAGCACTATGGACTTCGCTGATGAAGTAGGGTTCGCCCACTACGATGATGCTAAGAAGATTGTTGATGAGTGTTTCGATATGATTAAATGTGAAATGGTTGCTGAGGAGTTAGCATAATGCAGATTTTAGAAATCAAAGAAATTGTTGCTGAAGAAGTTAATGATATGTTCCGTGATATGATTGAGACTGGTCAAGGCATCGGTAGCAGTGATATTACTGCTTGTATGAATGCTTGTGTTCCTGCGGTGAATGGTCGCTTCGATATTGACCTTCCTTTGTTGTGTCACTTGATACATGATGCAATCGGTAAGTTAGAAGAAGAGGTAATGGCATAATGATTGATTGTTTTGTAAATGGCAGTGTGAAGTTGTCGAAAGGAACTACCTTGAAAGAATTCATGGAGTTCATGTGGGACTTGAAAAGTTTTGATGGTCTTAATGTTGTTGACAAGTGGGTAGGGTTTGGCGCACTGCCAGATATCAAACTTGTTCTAGAGAATGGTCATCAGATTAGTTGTAAGCGATTATGGCAAGAGAGAGTGTAATGAATCCTATGAGAGATTTTGTTGTTGGTGAGTGGGTAGTACTGAAAGGTATTTCTCGCCACGGCAAGCAACGCATTGACCAACACGGTAAAGAGTGGGAAGTTCGTGATGTAGGAACATTCAACGGCATTCGCTGTATCAGTGTTCTAAGTGAAAGTAAGACTTTCAAACTGGCGCCAGGACATAAAATACGCGACATGCGTTGGATACATATTAAAGATGATCCAAACTTTGAGGTGATTTAAAATGATTAGTTATACAAAAGAATTTAATGATATAAAGTTCACACCATTCTTAGATGGTGTGCAAGCACTTATTGACTATGGTGCATATGAACTATCTGTTGTTAGACATTCTAGTTCATACGGTAGTGACAAAGGACTCTACGAGATTGGTGTCTTTGATAAACTAGCAGGTATGGTTTCTCTTCCTGGTATCACTCTTGCCGAAGATACTATCAAAGGATACTTGACAGAAGAAGATGTTTCTGCTATAATGAAGAAAATGGAGACACTAACAACTAATGAAGGAGTGCAAATTGCAATCTAAATATGTTTTGATGATTGATCCCACACCAAGAGGTTGGGCATACGGGTTTCCGAAAGCATTACCACAACATGCGGTTGGTGGTTCCGGTACAGACTTATTCGTGTTAGAAAGTTTTAATCTAACAATGTGGGTTACCGCTCATGGGTATCCAAAAAACCAGTTTCAGCATTATCGTTTGTTTGTACAAGAAGTTGATGATATTGATGAACAGTACAAAGCAACTGGAACTTATTTAAGAGAGTGATGAACAATGGTTTGGATTAAAAAGTATCACAACGACAAGCGCGATTACATTATTAAAACTCATGAGATTGAGATTCCAAATACTGTGATTGAAGAGAAAGCACCTGAGTATGATTTGCATAAGAAGTATGAAGTTGTACTCATGCAAGACCAAAACGAACTGACAGGTCAAGTCTCATACTTCTGGTTCGAAGAACAGAAGCAAAAAGTAATCTCACCGAGATTTAATAATCAACAAATAGCAATGCATTGGATGAAAGAAAATGATAGACAATAGACCACGCGGTATTCCGTCTTCAGCAAAGAAGCATATGAATAAAGCATTCGAAGAGATTGAACAATACGCAGTTAACTATACAGACACAGAGCATCTTATTGCTCAACTTCTCATTCGTATGGGTGATTGGTTTGAAGATCCCGATCCGTATTACGATGAATGGTTCGCACAAGCAAATCAAGAAAGTCTTGAGATGATGTTCAATGCAATGCAGAGATGTAATCGTGACAACTTCTCATCAAGAGCAAAGTCTCATGCCTCTGTCGATTGATATCAAAGAACGCTTGTTTAGACAAGTCGTATCTTGTGTTCATAACGATGAGCAATATCATTATGTTTGCCCACGCTGTAGTTCATGGGAATACAAAACAGAACTCATTTCAGAGTTTACTTGTATTCAATGTGAGTTCGTGACGCAAGACATACATTACACAAAACTCTTGTCTTCAAAACGCTAAAGGAAAAAACTATGATTAAACTTATATCTGAAACAGACGATGCACATAAAGCATACACTGCAGTAGAACGAATTGAGATGACGGTATCTTCAGATGCATCAGTCGATGAAATGTTAGATGTGTATAAACAATTTCTCAATGCGTGTGGATATCATGTAGATGGTTATTTCGAACAGGTAAACGATGAAGAAGAAGTAGAGAGTGATTTTTGTCCTGTCGTGCTTGACTTCACAAAGAAAGAACAAGAAGTATCATGGGAAGTCCCTGCGGATCAGACTTTGTATGAAAGTCATGAAGCATTCATGAAACGTAAAGCGAGAGAAGAAGACAATGACAACTAAGAAATTAGAATTGAAGTTTGCTGATACATTCTTTGATAGTCTAGATGACAGTGATATGACTGAAGAAGAAAAGCAAGAACTCATCAACGAGATTGGTCTCATGTTCGAAAGCGGTGAACTCATGTCTAGCGCACATGAACTTGAAGAAGATGAGATTCCAGATGAAGTTCGTGACGCATATGAAGAGTATGTACAGAACAATAAGTCATGGCACTAACATGAGCGTAACACTTGCTAAAGTGAGAGTGTATGATGAAGATACATTTCATAGAACAGGCGAAACAAAGATAGTGTACATGTACGTTAATCATGAAGGACTACAAATCAGCGATGCATTCGATACAGTGAATGATGCTCGTTTGTGGTATTCAGAAATGATGAAAGACTATCCGTATAGTAAATGAAGAAGAGCGAAGTTCAATGTCTACTGCATTAGTCAAAGTAGAAAAACATCCAATCACAAATTATCTAGGACCGCAGTTCGTACTTGTCGATGAGAAAATTGTATTCGATACGCGAGAAGCAGTCAAGACACATCTACCTGAAATCTGCGGTAGAGTGTTAGCAAGAGCATGGATAGACAAAGCATTCTATGCACAACTAGAAAAGAACACACTAGAAACATTCAATACTCTAGGTGTATACTTACCTTCTGATATGTTTATCGAATTCAAGAAAGGTAAGACAAGAGCATCTATCATCGTCTACGAACAAACAGGAAGATTAAAAGTCCGCGTCTGTTCTTTAGAGATGACGTTAATAGCAAGAAGATAGAACTAAGAAAGCAGAACAAATGAAACAACATCCCAGAGCAAATCTAACAGGCGGTTATGTAAAAGCAGGATACGAGAATGTAAAGATAAGTGAAGTGAAAGATTACTTTCTCATTCATGGTAAGAACAATTCTAATCCTGATGTATACAGAAGTCTTGCAGAAGTGGAACAGTATATCAACAGTCTTACTTCAGAGAAACATAAGTCACGCATAGTGATTGTGCCTTTCTCTGTTAGTGAAGAAACTTTCGACAGAGAGATATATGATATTATACACTTTGTATATGATAGATTACAACCTGAAGAATACACTAAGTGGAAGATGGGTGAATCCTCAATCTTACATTGGGGTATTATTCAACGCTATAAAGAACGCTATTACAGTGACAGAGAAGAAGCACTGAACCGCCGTGCGATGCGCCGACTTTAAAAACGTAATTTTTACTCCGGAAAAATTTTTGGAAACAGCATAGGGGGTAGTGCGTTTTCAGTTTTCGTGCAGTCGAATGTTTGCCGTACTCTGAGTCCGTTGGAACGTGCCGGCGCTAAGAGCGAGACTTAACCCCTCCGCACTCACAAAAATATTGCATATGTAGGGGGGTGTACCCTTCAGTATATCACAGTGAGTAACAGTTGTCAAGTAAAAAATAAAAAAAAGCGACACCCTACAACCCTTTGTCAGTAAGGGTTACAGGGCATCGCCGAGACAACGTAGGGAGAAAGGGAGAGAAAAACCCTACTAGTCTCTAACTTGCAGTCGCGTCTACTCGTTCTACGCCACACAGTTTGTAACCGGTGACCTTGCGACCGTCTTTGAGTGGGATCACACCATAGGGTGTCTTTGTTTTAATTTCCCACATATACGTTGAGATGCGGTACATGTTCACGCCTGCTATCTCACACTGTTGTTTGAACTCATCTATAGTAGCAGTATAGTTATCTGCTTCTTTCAGTACGTTCAGTACTTTTTCATATTGACCCATTGCTTTTGCCATTATCTACTCCTTATCATATGTAACGAATGCTACACCAATCATTGCGAAACCTGCTAATGCGAACAGCAGTACTTCAGTGAGTGACAGTGCGTTCTCCATACACTTGCCATCACAGTCGCTACCTACAGCGCCTAGTACTAATAGAAATCCGGTGATGCCTAATGCACCCGCGATTATATTACGCATACTGACGTACCTCTACTAAGTTCATTGCGTTAACACCAAATGTGCCGTCTGCGAGAATAGCATCACACTGCTCTTCTGTCAGCGCGGTAACTATCTGCGTTTCACCATTCAATTTAAATTCAATTTCAAACATATTCACTCACTTTCATTCTCATTATATACACAGTATATCACAGTCTTATACAGATGTCAAGCACTAATTTACACTTTTGCCATATAATATTCATTCCACGCATCGTCACACACACTGGTAATGATATCACCAGGGATGAAATCAGGTAACTGATTGTCAACAATACTATAGAACTCATTAATCGTCTGACACTCACTAACCATAGTCTCAGTTATAACGTCATAGACACGCTCTTCGCAGTCCATTGCCCATGCTTTTACAGCACCCATAATAGAACCTTTCTGTAAGTAGAGAGACATGCAGTTAAATCTAGCATCGCGCCAGTTGTGTCGGTGACACATGCAGTTAAATCTAGCGATGTTCCAGTTGTCTCGTTATCGTTAATCTTTATCATGTATACATTATAGCAAAGACAATGGCAATTGTCAAGCATTATTTTCACTTTTTTTCACTTTTTTTTAAAATAGTTGGTAAGTGTTGTATTTTTGCAACAGTGTAAGTTACTGTTTTTGTGTGGTTCTTTTCCCTTGACAACGGCGCTCGTATGTGCGAAAAAGCAACTTACTATTTCTAAACGTATTTAATACTGTTTATTCGCCCTTTTCGATAGTCACTGTATACACAACGATACACAAAACTATGCTAAACTTACCGATAATTCATGCTAATTCACAGTCTTTCACTCTATATGAATACTATGTGAACTAGTTAAACAGTATGTGAATAAGACCGATATAAGGTAATGTTACTTCTATTGTTTGAGTGATTATCATACCCATTCTACTTCTATACCAAAGACTGGACTAGTTTCTTGCTTCTGTGTGATGTGATTGAACCCGCTATTGAAGTAAGTAGTCATATTGATTACTGTCTTATCTTTATAGTCTTCTTTCAGCATTGCGAAACATGCTTGTACTGCTTCGTTCTTCTTATCACCTGTGATTGGATGTGTCGTATAGTTTACGTCATTCATTGTGATTGTTTCTACAGTCATTATTTTACCTTCTTATACATTGTTGCGATTTTCATGATTGTGTATGCGAGAAGTGATATTATCGTTGCCGCGCTTTCATTGAATACATCATACATTACGAATGCGAGTGAAAGCGCAACGATGAGTGGTATTGCTTCTTGCTGTATGTCTTCTCTGTTCATGCGACTTTCTTTATGAATACATGAGGTAACGATAAGTAGTCTCGATTGTCTCTCGTCTTTAGACGATGACAGCAAGCGCACAGTGTTTGCAGATTGCTCTCTTCATTGTTGTCGTGATTACCATCAATGTGGTCGACTTCTAACTGCCATTCAGGATCAATGATTGTTGTTGTGCATTTACCGTGACCTAGACGATTATCGATGTTTTCACAATACGTCTTGCGATGCTGTTTGTATACCCAACCACCAATGGCGTAATTCATAGCGTGATGCTTGGTGCAGACGTAACCCTCTTCAACACCGAATTCTTCACGAACCCATGTTGATTTGCGCCATTTTGGATTAGCAGTTGTGCTTGTATTTTGTGCGTTTTTACCGCAATTGGGAACTTGACATTTGGGACGATTGGTAACCATTTGAAACCTCTCTATTACAATTCATCTTACTTATATAATATAACAGAACTTTACATAAATGTCAAGTAAAAAGAAGCATAAAAATCATAATAATTGCGAAACAAATGGATATGACTATAAGCATCCATAAGTATTCGAACTCATTCATTGCTCTTGTGATTGCTCTTCTGCTTGATGTTTCCAGTGCTTTATGAACTCGTATGACCCATCTCGCATCTTTTGAATGTGTACATAACCGTGTTCTTCTAATGTCTCTGTATAACGCTCTAATGCGTCTTTAGTAGATTGCCATTTACCGAAACGCCATGCGCTGAAAAGCATTGCTGTTGCTAATATTGTGTGAATATACGGGTCCATAAATTCTCCTTATTGGTATTATTTATATTTTACTACTATATTCATTACAAGTCGCCTAGAAGCATCTACCGGACTGCTAGAAGCATGATTAAGAAGACTACTGAAGTGTATTGCATTATTCATTGTAGGTGGTATTTCGAAATTCTCACCTGTCTCAGGAAAGAAGAACGTATTACCGTCTGCCGCGTTGATATAGTATAGAATGCTATGAAACTTGTCTGCATCAGGCGCATCTGTATTAACATCGGTGTGCATTGCATGAAATGGTAATGCTGAAGTTGCTCTTATTCGCGGAAACAGCATATTTACCTTCGCACGGATTACCTCACAATCAGGAATGTCAAGTGCAGTGAGTATTGCATCTACCCACTTGACGCCTGGTTGATACATAAGACTATTGCCGGATTGAATAACTCTTGTAAATTGTGGACTATCATCACCAATGTAGTCATCTACAGTATTCTCTGAATATGACCAAAGAAAATCGGTGCGAGATACCGCTTCAAGTATCTCGCTATGTAATGCTTCACTGAGTACATTATCAAAAGTTTTAAACATTACTACACCGTTGGGTCTGGATTGTTTTTCGCGTCTTGTACTGCTTTGCGCTGATTAGCACACCATTTAGCAAGTTCAGACATCTTTTTTCTTGCTCTTGTACCTGCAGACTTATTACCTTTTTCGTGAAATGTCTGTAGTTCTAATTTAGTCTCTCTTACGAGGTCATCTAGTTCAAATACTGCATCTTGCCAGTCATTACTCATCTTCATCATCCTTTTTAGTAAATTGATTAGGTTGTACATCAGTCAGTAGCGTTGGAAATGCTTTGCGTACAATCTCTCTTGTGATGTTTGGATACATCTCTTCCAACTTTTTATCTTTAGCGGCGCACACTAAATCTGCTTCAGTATAGTGAATACCTTCTAAGATTTGCACGAAAACCATCTCTTTTTTCATGCGAGGTAGTGGGTCTGTCTTGGCGCATCTTGCCAAGCGTCTACTCTCAGTATATAATGAGGCGCTAGAAAGACCAATCGGTTCTCTAGGGTCTCTTTTAAACGGTGGCGCCCCTTCGGGCAGGTCTAGTTCGATGTTCTTATCAAACGCTAGTGCTAAAACTGTTCTTAGCGGTCGTAGGTTGTATGATTGTAACAGTCGAATACGCTCTGCTTTGGTTTGAGCATCATTTACTTCTGTCAAAATTTCTGGAATATTTCTTCTCATTGTTAATTCACCTTTATTGAATGTTGTTGCTAATCTATATTTATACGCTTCAGCACATCGACATTACCTGCTATACTAATGCGTGTGATGCCTTCTTGTGTGAATGGAAATACTTGATGCTCTAACCAAGAAGGAAAGATTAGCATCTCTTTTGCTGATGGTACAAAATCAATTGCTTTATCGCTCAAAGCATGGTCTTCGCCATATCTAAATCTAATTACTCCTGCTGTTGGTGAAGTACCTTCTTGCGTTGGGTGCTTCGCTTCTAACTCATAGTCAATAGGATTATCAATGTATATTACAAACGATAGGTCTCCTGTATGAAAGTGTGGCGGGTTCCATTCAAATGCTTTCTGAAAGTTAACCCATATACCTGTTATTTTAGATGTGTGTACATAATGAGGATAGTTATGATAAGGTTGTTGGTCCATCTTAGTCATATACAAACCACATCTCTCTAAGATTTCATTTTCTGTCTCAGCATCTATACTCAGCGCACGTTCATCTACTATGTTACCTGCTAATGATTGATTGTACTTTTCTGTTGCAACATTTATCGAAAATTGCAATCTCTCTAAACACTCATCGGTGATTTCTGTTTTAAACAGAGTTGGACCAAAGCGGTGTAATGTTCCATAGTCTTCAATCATTTTTCATTTCCATATATCTCGTTACCAATAACAAAAATATCACTAGGTACTAATTGCATATACTCTTTCATCTGCGCTTCATCATATACGATTGGAAAACCTTGAGCATTGAGTGATGTGTTAACTATTGCAGGAGTACCTGTCAGTTCATATACTCGTTTTACTAAATCATACAACCAACCATCATCTTCATTGACTGTTTGATATCTAACACTGTTATCAACATGTACTACTCCTTGTAGTGCTTTTCTGTTTTTTACTTGTGCAGTATGTAGCATGTAAGGAGACTTCGTTTTTGTATCTAGGTAGTTCTCCAGTTCTTCTTCTAAGATGATGATGCCATATGGACGCCACCACTCTCTACTTTTGATTTTTCGTATGTTCATCAACTTAGGAACATTAATCTGATCCGTTCGATAGAATATAGACCTTCGACCTAATGCTCTAGGTCCTATCTCTGATGAACTTTGAAAGTTACAAACTATGTTACTGTGAGAAATATAGTCTGCCATAATGTCTATAGTTTCACTAGACGGCGTATATAAAGTTTCATCTGTGTACTGACCCGTAGGAAAACTTAATATAAGGTCATTCATGCTTGCTATCTCATGCATCATACCAAGAGACAGTCCTTCATCACCCACGCATGGAGGAATCATCACATTAGGAAACTCTTTAGACAATCTCTCATTAAAACATACGTTGTGTGCAACACCTCCGCTGTATGTGAAGCGTTCATTCTTATCAAAATGCTCTTTACAGAATTCTATCATGTAATCGAAAAGAACCTCTTGCCATGTGTGTATCCAATCAATCGCATCAAAGTTTGGCGTGATGCCTATGCTGTCTTGGGTGCATTCACTAATAAATTCAGGTTTCTTTAAATATTGATGCTGTTCGAACAAAACTCTATTATACATCTGTGCGGTAACTTCTTTGAATGAAAACTTTCGCAGATATTTTGCATAACTCTCATTAAATTCTCCATAGGACATAAGTCCCATTAACTTACCAACTTGGTCGATTGTTCCTCCAGGTCTAGCGACAGGATTACTGATAAACAATAGTGATGCAAGAGCATATAGTCTACCAATACTGAACATCTCTGTTGACACATGTTCTACGGTCTTTTTGTCTCCGTCAAATACACTGATATGTTCATGGTAATCTCCATGACCATCGATAACTAGTGCCTTCTGTGTATCACCAAATAACCAATCTGCACATCTTCTGTGTGCATAGTGATGTAATACACGATAGTATTTCTTTGCTCTAACAGGAAGAAACGGAAATGCTTCTTCTATTAAATCTTGCGATACCTCTCGCACAGGACCGTCAGTAAACTTCCAGTCCCAGTCAACGCCTTTAGGTTGTAACATGTCAAATGCAAATACATCTAAGTTCTGCCAATCAATATTGAGAACTTTTAAATCATTTGCAATCTTAGCAAATTCATAGTGTTCATACGCATACTTTTTTACTTGCTTAACTCTCTCTAGCAATATATACTTAACTTCAGTACCATCATAGTATGTCGCATTTGCATCATGACCTTGCACATGTAACGTCAGTATTTTCATTAAAATTCCTCAATGCTCTCAATCAGCAAATTCATTCGCTTTGAGATAAACAAGTCAAGCAACTTACGCTTGCTACCTTGCATAGCACTGTTTAGTTGTTCTAAGATAGTCGCTTGCATGTCTTTAGGCGTCTGCTTTAAGTCTACAAGGATAGTGTTCTCTTTAAAACGCTCATAGTCTACAGGTGGGTTCTGTATAAATTCAATCATCTTCTTCTTACTCATAGGTTTCTGTCGACCGCCTGTGACGAATACATCACCCGGAGATAGAATGTTTGGTACTCCATCGCCTCTATCACCTTTAAGAATATGTTCAAGTAGGTAACCTTTAGGGTCATTGCACTTGAGAAACTTCTTTAAGATAGGAGAGAATTGCTCGACATTACTATACTCTTGCAACTGTTGAAAGTCTTTGTCGCCTGATAGAATGAGAATGGGATCGCCACCCAAGTCGCGCCCATGCTCATGGCAGATTGTACCGATGATATCATCTGCTTCTGCATGTTCTACTTGCAATACTTTGTAAGGAGCGTTCTCGCGTATCTCATCACGCACTTCATTTAGTGCAGTGAAGATTTCATTCCAATCATACGAGGACTTCTCACGGTCATCTTTGCGTGATGCTTTATAGTGTGGGAAGATTTGCTTGCGCCAATAGTTCTTGTCATCACAACAAATAATCAAATCACCATATTTCTTACTAAACTTCTGTTTATACATTCGTAATGAATTGAAAATCATATGACGCACAAGATTAGGATCAACTTTTGTTGCTCCTTGTAATTGCATCATCAAATTAGATATCATCACTTGGTTCAAATCGACTAAAATCATAGTATATCTCTCTTCATTGTTAATACTTATTATCGCACATTTTCATGTGTTTGTCAAGCATTAATCCTCATAATCTTCATTTAATTCATCCATCATTAACTGCAATCCAACCTGAGAGATTTCTCCTGCTCTGTTTTTAATGACTTTAAACTTGCAATATTTGTCTACTAGGTCTTGAAAATCATGATGCACTCTTCCGTGTCTCATAAGACAACTACGCAATGCCTCTAATGCAAATGCGTAATCTTTAAGAAACTCAGGGTCTTGTACATCAACTCCATTCGCTACCATTTCTTTAGCACCTGCCATAAGAATACTTTCTGCGAGGAAATTGCTCACTTCAGTCGCTTTTGTCCTTTGCATATCTTCGATTAGATTTGCAGTTGCTTCTGCTTCAAGGTTAGCGGTTCGACTGTTCACCTTCGGGAATTGAATGACATTATCCTCCGACATATTTGTATTTACCTCTCACTAGAACTGTACGGGTCTTGGTTTGCTTCTCATATTCTAGATTGCGCTTGTCCACTAGAATACCTATGCGTCTGCTTATTGTGATGCCTACATTCTTAGGTAGATATTCCGTAATGTCATCCATCTCCATTAACATATTACGAACCTCTTTAATAACAACTCTCTTCTTAGCATGTTTTAGACTATCTACCGCCTTAAAGATTTGTTTGTCTATAGTAGTATGTATATCTCGGCGTTTTGGTTTCCTAGGAGATGAATTAGGCATCACCCATTGAGTATTTTCGCTTTCATAGACTTTAGTACCATCTGGATACAGTCGGTGCGCCTTGTCTATAGTGTGCATCATATACACTTTAGTACCATCTTCGCGAACTTTGAGAAGCACTTGTTCCATCTTAGGACCAACGTATTTACCATGTTCTTCATAATGGTCTTTTAGTCGTTGATCCAACCAAGATGGTGCATCATCGGTTACCTTTTTACTCTTTGCCAATTACTTCTCCGTATCGTATGTCTTGTCTCGTAGAAACTGTTTTGGTCTGCGATATCTTACTCTATTAATAATTTCATCAAAGTTAAACTTTCTGATATTAAGCGGTGTGTGAACATTTCTATGTGAATATTCAGAGACACGTTTCACATCGTCATGAGACATAGTATGCAATCTGACGCTCTCTCCATTAGGAGTATTGATGCGAACATACATTACAGTCTCACCTTTTTCAAAGATTAGTCCATCATCTAAATTCATCTTGTCTTTAGTTTCTTTAGGAACATGAAATCCAAAATGCAGTGGTCTCTGCCAAGCATGAATATCAAAACGTCCATTCATATATCTAATCTCTTCGCGGGTACCGTGTAATATGGGTGGAAGAGTTTCAATAATAGTGTTAGGAGTATCAGACACAAACATGTTGTTTAAGAATAATTGAACTGCAGTAGAGTCCACAGCATCTTCATATACAATACTCATAAGACTACTTACATCTGCAGTTAAAGACGGCATAGGCGAATAAATCACCTTACCATCTATAACATTCAGACAAATATCAAATGGCATTGTAATAGCAAACACATTCTTGTAGAAATTATTGAATGCTGGACAGTATCGAACATCACCTTGCGCGAGTTTTGGACCAGACACTTTTTTGGGTCTGTCTGTAACGGTTTCGCGCCAATTGCTATCTCTCAGAGAACTAGTCCAACAAGTCCAACCAACATCAATATGTTTTGGTTTAAACAACCTTATCACCATATTGTTCAAGATATGCAATCTTCACACTGTCAACGCGAAAACTACGCCAAGCATCCTTATCTAAGTCCCAACATTTAACAACCTCTTTGTTAGTTGGTTTGGATGCTTTAGTCTCTTTTGCAAACTCTACATGCGGCATGAACTTCTCGCTCAATGTGCATTTCATTTGACGCTCTGTGCCGTCTTTCTTTGTGAATGTAACTTTACAGATACCATCACGCAAGTCATTAATCAATTCATCATACATATACTTATTCTCCTTCAAGTTTTCGTTTGAGTTCATTATACCCTCCAATGTACTCATTGTCAATAGTAATTATAGGAAAAGTTCGCGCTGTGGGGAATTTCGCCACTACATCATCTCGCGTAAATTCTTCACCTAGTGTTACTGCAGTATACTCTAGACCTTTTTGGTTGAGTAATTGTTTTGCCATATCACAATACGGACACTGTGGTTTAGTCCATACACCTATATTCATCATGCCGCTCCTTTATTCTCAATAATCTTAATTCGATTTATATATGTCTCGCGCACTTCATTGTACTTATTCGCTTCGTGCTTATTAACATATGCATCTAAGTCCACACAGTCCTTAACCTGTATGCCAAATTTTTCTTCTTTATCCATTGTCACCCATGTCTTCACTACATTCTGCCGGCGGTCCATAAATGTATATAGATAACACTCTGCGCCTCTAATGTATTTTTTACTCAACAACTTTAGAAAGAAGTTTGAGCGAGTACCAACAACACCAACATATTCACTATTCTTATAGAACTCTTCGTCTAGTTTGAATTTATCATATGTTGGTACCATGGCAACCGCATATCCAATTGCACTTTTAGTTATATCTTCCTTAACTGATAGTTTGTTCAACTCTTTCAGAAAGTCGGACATCTCAGACAAAGGACGCCTCTCATGAATAACTGAAAAGTACTTAATAACATCTAGTGCTTTAAGGCGATGTTCTTCGGTTACTTCTGGACCTACGAACTTAGTCACAAACTGAATGACTTTATCTTTTGTTGAACGATACCCTGGAGTATCACCAGCATAACCTGTATTAGAGTTACCTTTGAACTCTCCATCTTGTTCGATGATTGCTACCGAGCAAGATACAATATCAATTAATTTATATAGATTGTTGTCCGTAGTCATTGTCCATAAACCCTTGTTCGTTTTCAATCATCTCTTGTGCTTCTGGCATGTCTTGTTCAGGATACGGATCGCAATCACACCCACCACAATCAATGCATGTAAAACAAGAATAGCAAGAGAACTCATCTGCCGCATAGTTGTTGCCTTTACATTTAGCACATGTGTACATAATTAATACCCCATCTCGACTTCGCGTTGATATTGAAACTTCGCCGCCTCTTCTTCAATCCACTCTTCAAACAGAGCAATCTCACCTGCTAAACGGTCGCGTTCAGTATTGACTTTTGCTTTCAATTTCTTGTCAGCGATAGTAACAACTACCTCGTCAAGAAGTTCTTTCATTTTGATATCATCTACAGACATTATATATTCTCCTCATTACAGTTATTAATATAACACAATCTATATTGAATGTCAAGCACTTTCTCACTGAAATGCGATTAAAGATAACAACAGAGAGTTTAGTGCGAATCCAATTGCATTAGATACAATATAGAGTGCATCTTTAGCATAGATTGCTCGTACTAGGAACAAGAACAGTCCTAACCATACTAGTAGTATGAAGTTCAGTGGTGGTAGATTGGTTGACCAACCCATCAGTACTGAAATTGATGTTGGAGCAGTCGCTCCGTGTATTAGGATCATTCCGATCCACCCACATATTTCTGGGATTTTATTTTTCACATTATTCATAATATAACTCCTTTTCTTATTGTATTATAGTAACACACTTTTTTAGAGTTGTCAAGTAAAATCTGCAATAAATGCCATAATACCCATTATAAAAACAACTATAATAAACAGTTGTGCAATCCGGCAGGCGATGTAGTCACTCATTCTAAATCTCCTCGACAGTAATACGGTATTTCTTACCATTCATATCGCACAGGTCGATAGTCTTTTTGGTAGAAACAAAGTAACCCTTAGTAGGATGTAAGTCCCATTTGATAGGGTCAATCAATCCGATAATATTATCGGGATCATACTTCAATAGTGCTTTACGAACTACATCAGCGATTTTATCACAGTAAGCAATCATAATATATCTCCTTTTCTCATCTTACATAGTCATTATAACGTATCAATTGGCAAATGTCAAGGGAAATCCACAAAAAAAACGGCAAAAATGCCGCTTTTCTTTAGATACTGGGTGTGTAGGGGTTTATTCTGCTACTGTCATATTGTGATTTCTTTGTGATATTGGTGAAACGCCTCTTGGACTCTGCTCCGCAACCACTGTTGCTGGTTCTGGTAGAGTATAAGTACACTTAAACTCATTATTAGACCAATCCCATTGGTTTCCAGTGTCAGCATTCCATTCTAGTTCTACAGACTTTTGTTTGAAACTGTCTTCTGCATCGATATATCCAATCATAATACTCTCGTTTGCAATGTTCTCAGTGAAACGACTAGGAACTTGACGCACTTCAGCGGGAAATATCTTACCGTCTGATATTCTCTCTAAGTCTACAATTCTATTATTCATTTCTGTTGATAGTGTCATGAAACTATTTATCCTCTATCGATATATTTATCGTCATATGGTTCTTCTGGTGCGGCACTAAATCCAATACCCCTCTCTGTGAGTACTTTATAGTTTAATTTATGCGCTTCTTGTATATCATCTTTTGACTGACCTTTGTAAGGTACTGCATAACATTGTGCAATCATCATGTCGTTGATTGAATTACCCATGCTATCGACTAACTCACCAAGTATACGTCCAAACTTACCTTTGTCATCTTTATATGTTCTTAGCGTAAATACATGTCCCACTGGAAATCTATCTTCGATAAACTTTGTTGCTAGTTTACCGTAGTGCTTTTCTTCTAAATCTCTTGTGCGACTTTCTGGTGTATCGATACCATGCAATCGTACACGCTGTTTGCGTAACCATACACCGAATCCTAAATCAATGTCGATATCTACTGTGTCGCCATCGACTACTCGTAACATTGTTGCTCTGTACTCATGCATTACTATTTACTCCCACCGATGTATCCCCCGATGACGCCAATCAACCCTGTTACTGACATTTTCATAAGTGTAATAACACTCTCATCAACTGGTCTGTTTTCTTCTAGTGCTACCCAATAGTCACCGATAATGATAACTCCTAGTAGTAATAGTACGCCACCTGTAATCAGTAGCACTACAACATCTTTAAAATTCTTAATCATTTCTCCACCTTTTTCGTTTCTTCGATAACCTCATGATGTAAGATTCCCGAATTCTTCTCTTTGAAGTATTTTCTTTTTTTAAACTTCTCCCACAACTCACGTTCATCTTCTGTTACAATAAGTTTGACTTCTTCGACTTCGTTGCTTTGCACCTCTTCTTCAACTCGGTCACCTTCGGTCGCACTCTCACTACTTTCTTCAGTCTCGGTACTTTCTTCCGGTAACTTGACTTCATGTGCGTCTACCTCTGTAAAGTTTGCGATATTATCATTGTCAACTTTTACTTTACGATAGTCTCTTATTGATTGGTTCGCGGCAATAAGTAGTAATACCGCTAATGGATCAAATACAAATATCAAAAGTAAAATAACGTAACGTACTGCTTCGTCAAAGTGGTCTTTTGCTTCATCACCATAGATGAGTTCAGCAATATACTTGAGTGGTCCAACTTCTGCTTCAATTGCAAGTTGTTCTTTACTTAACTCTAATTTCTTACTATTTAGTTCTGCTATATTATCACTTGCTTCTTTAATGATACTATTCAGTGATGCACGTTCTTCTTTTTGTGTCTCTCGTACTGCAATTGCGCCATCTTTACCTCTGATACGGTCATAGTCAATCAGTGTTTGTACTGACTTATCTAGTTGTTCAATAACTGTATCAGCATCAACGATACGCTTGTTTTGTCTATCAATCTGCTTTTCGATTTGTGTGATTTCAAGTGTATTGTCACCTGCGCTGATGGTTTGGTCTAAGTGTGCTTTTGATAGAAATCCAAAGATTCCCATTGATGTTATAAATACTAATACTACAACAGCAATCGTTAGATACGACTTCAACAGTACTGGAGTTCTCTTCCAGTTGTTATATAACCACGATGCTGTAACAAGTTTTGATACTTCTAAAACACCACCCATCAATAATACAGGTATCTTCGCGGCACTAAAAATAGCGGCGAGTCCTAGTAATGAGTAAAGTGCCGCAACTGCAGATATGCTAATTGCGGACAATAAAGTCAGTAATGCTAATATCATAGGCGTTCTATTCCTGCTTTACAGATATAATAAGCATCAACAATATCAGTCACGGGTGAATCCAAAGTGTCTTGTCCTAGTATATCTTTCAACTGATAGTATTTATATTCATTCAGGAATGCTTCATACATTTTATCTTTGTTGGCGTTTCCCTTACCACTAGCAAACTTCTTTACTTCAGATGGGGATATTGTTGTATAAGGAAGATTATTTTTGTACAGACGCATCTTCATTGCACCCGCATTCTCACCAATATGAAACACACGACCTTTTGCGCCCATAGCATAATCTTCGATAGTGATATGTTGAATTGCATCTAGTCCAAATGAGGTATCATACTTACTTAAACACTCAATGACCCATGATGCAATATTGTCATAGCGTTCTTCTGGACAGTTCCATGGTTTATGTAGGTCACCATAGATATTGTTCCATGTGCCCTCATACTTCTTTTTGGTTGTAAGATAATAGAACTTACATAAGATAAAACTACATTTCTCATCCGGCGAAATGCAAATCGCCGGACTACTTAATGAATAGTCTATGCCCACATACATTTATTTATTGAACTGTAAACGATATTTTCTACCGTTATGCATAAACGTAACAATAGAATGACTATAGACTGTTACAGCATCTTCTTGATACCTAGTTTCAATATTACACACACGCCTTGTGCTTGCGCCTGCATTCTTATCGTTTGCGATAATAGCACCTGTCAATGCACCGATGCCAGTAGCGGCGTTCTTACCACCACCTTTTCCAATTTGATTACCAATGACACCACCGATAATTCCACCTAGGATCATATCTCCGGTTGTGTCATTGCGAACTACTTGATTGGTACACACTTCGACTGAATATGGTGTTTTATTGATTACTGTTTTTTCAACATCTCTTACATCTAAGATTTCACCTGCATAAGCACTCGTTGCAAACATTGCAATGATTGAACTAATCAAAATATACTTCATTATAAATCTCCTTGTTTACGATTTTCACTGAACCAGGCGTCAAATGCTCCACCTGGATAACGCTTTTCTAATTTACGCACGTTCTCTTCTAAAACATCTTGAGGGTCTAAATCCAATGCGCTACATGCATTAACCCAATACCAAAGGATATCCCCCAACTCTCGTTTGAGGTGAAAAATGGTATCATCATCCAGATTCTTTCCTTGGAACACACACTTTTTGACGATTTCACTAAATTCACCTCCTTCACTAGATAATCCAATACTTGCCGTTAGTAGTGTACTAATATTACATTTGTGGTCTAACTCTTGTAATTTTCTTTCCAACTGTGTCAAGTTTTTACTTTCTTGACTAGTTACTTCACTCACAAATTCACGATATTCATTCAATTTCATTTTAATTATTCCTCTTCATAATCTTCTGTTTCAACTTCTGCGCCACAAAAGGGACACAACGTAACTTGATAATAATCCTCATCCATGTTGTGTGCTAATCTAAATTCAGCATCACAGTCTATACATGCATATGTTTTCGGTCTCGCCATTTTTGCTCCCTATAAAGTAAATCCAGCAAAACTGTCTTTCTCAACATCTTGCTTAATACCTCCAATGACATAGGATTCGATTTCAGTTTCTTGAGGGGCATTTTGAAGACCTGAACTATTTAACCAATGAAGAGTCCATGGTAGTGGGTTGTCTCCTGGTTTGATATCATAGATTGCGTTCAGTCCAATTGCTTTCATACGCTTGTTTGCTACCCATTCAACATAGTCTGATAATAGTTTCTCATTGAGACCAATCATCGCTCCATCTTTGAATAGATACTTCGCCCACTCTTTTTCTTCATCTACTGCTTGACGATACATGTCATACATGAATTCTTGTTCTTCATTAATAACATCAAGCATTTCTTTGTCATTTTCGTTATTCTTGTAATTCTTAATAATATGTTGACTAATAGCAAGGTGTTGACTTTCATCTCTCGCAATGAATGAGATAATCTTTGCGCTACCTTCCATTTGCTTCAACTCTCCAAATGCAAAAGTACACGCAAATGAAACATAGAAGCGAATACCTTCTAAGATATTTACTGTAACTAATGCTCTCCATAATTTGCGTTTTAATTCTTTTGTGGTACCTTCACCATTCAATTCATATCGTTTTGCATAATCAATGAAATCATCATAACACTTTGTAATACTATCTGCACGTTTCATAATTTTTTCATCATCAACAACTGTGTCGAAAACCTCTGATGGGTTTGCATACAAGTTCTTAATCATGTATGTATAACTACGACTGTGAATAGTCTCCATGAAGTCCCATGCAATAATACAACCTTCTAGTTCTGGTAGAGAACAGTAAGGCATAAATGCTAACGCAGGTCCTCTACCTTGAACACTATCAAGCAAAATCTGATACTTTAGATTAGATGTGAAGATGTGCTTTTGTTCAGGACGCAATTCATTATAATCATTGCGGTCTTTCTGCAATGAAATTTCTTCTGGACGCCAAAAGAAACCAAGTTGCTTCTGTGTCAGTTTATCAAAGACAGGATACTTGAATTCATCATATCTTTGCATACCTTGGTCCTCACCAAAGAACATTGGTTGTTTTTTGAAATCTACTTTGTTTTTGTTAAATACACTTGTCATTACTTTTTTCCTTAAATTGCACAGGCATCACATGCTTCATCTTCACCGAAATACTCTGGTGGGTTATCGAACTTTTTCGTTGTTTCTTCTACTACAGTTTCTTCATCATCATCTTTCTTACCATCATAAGTGTTTTGATAGTAAGCAGTCTTCCATCCATACTTATAGGTTGTAAGTAGGTCTTGCGCCATTACTGAGATTGGCACTTCATTATTCTCGTAGTTTTCTGGATTGTACGACCAGTTACCACTGATTGCTTGGTCAAAATACTTCTGCATCATCGCAACGACTTTGATATACCCTTCGTTGCTTTTCATATCCCATAATAGAGTGTATGAATTCTTTAGCGTAGTATACTGTGGAACAATCTGTTTAAGAGTCCCCTTTTTGCTTTTCTTAACGGACAGGTATGCTCTAGGAGGTTCGATTCCATTAGTTTCTCCTGACACAACGGAACTGCTCTCTGATGGCATCTGTGCGGACAGAGTTGAGTTGCGGAGTCCGTATGCTTTGATGTCTGCTCTAAGATTATCCCAATCACGACTTAACTTTCTGTTGCAAATTTCATCGACCTCTTTCTTGTATGTGTCAATAGGTAGAATACCATCTGCATACTTAGTTCGGTCGTAATACTCACATTTACCTTTTTCTTGAGCAAGTTTATTAGATGCTCTCAGCAAGAAATACTGAAAACTCTCAGATAGTTCATCTACAAGTTCCCATGCTTTAGGGTCATCATATTTGACTTTGTTCTTTGCTAGGTAATGTGCTAGACCTATATATCCAACTCCTAAAGACCGTCTTGCTCTAGTTGATTTCTCAGCGGCAATGACAGGATACTTCTGATAGTCAATAATCTCATCTAGTGAGCGAACTGCTAAGTCACACAAATCTTCTAACTCATCTGTATGCTTCAACTGACCAATGTTGATTGCAGATAGAATACACAAAGCAATCTCAGCATCCTCATCATCGATATGCTGAATAGGTGTAGTTGGTAGTGTAATCTCTTGACACAGATTACTCATATACACACGGTCTTTGAATGAACTATGAGTATTACAGTGGTCGATGTTCATAAGATAGATACGACCGGTCTCTGCACGTTCTTTGAGTAGATTAATCATCAACTCTCTAGCAGGTACAGTCTTCTTAGGTACAGAATATGCTCTCTCATACTTGAGATACATCTCATCAAACTCAGGTGTACCGAATGCTTCATATAGACCAGGAGCATCATGCGGCGAGAACAAAGTAATGTTTTCGCTCTTCAAAAAACGCTCATAGAATAACTTACTCAACTGAATTGAATAGTCAAGTTTGCGAACACGATTATCTTCAGAACCTTTGTTGTTCTTTAGTACAAGAATATCTTCAATCTCTTTGTGCCAGATAGGAAAGTGAGTAGTAGCAGACCCACCGCGCACACCATTCTGTGTACAACATCTTACTGTCGCTTCGAACTTTTTGAGGAAAGGAATGACACCAGTATGTTGTACTTCACCTCCACGAATTTTAGAATTGATTCCACGAATTCTGCCAGCATTAATACCAATGCCCGCCCGTTGTGAAACATAGTATCCAATAGCACTATCAGAATTAAAAATGGAATCAAGAGTGTCATCAACGTCCACAAGAACACAAGATGCAAACTGACGTATAGGGGTCCTGACACCTGACATAACAGGCGTTGGAATATTGATTTTGAATAGTGAGATTGCGTTGTAGTATCTTCTGACATATGATAGTCTTGTCTCCTTAGGATATTGTGCGAATAAAGTTGCGGCGATGAGCAAATACATAAACTGAGGTGTCTCATAGATATCACCGTTGCTTCTGTCTTGTACTAAGTACTTGTCAACCACTTGCTGTAATCCAGCATAAGTGAAGTTTAAGTCGCGCTGATGATAAATCATAGCATCTAGTTTAGACCACTCATCTTCATCGTAGTATGATAGTAATTCCTTATCATACACACCACGGTCGATGTTATGTTTCACATGCTCTAAAAGAGGAGGATATTCATATTCACCAAACACATTTTTGCGTAATCCGTACAGCAACAATCGCGCCGCAACATATTCATAGTTGGGTGCTTCTAATGAAATCAAGTCGGAAGCAGATTTCACAAGAATTTTTTGAATGTCTTTAGTTTCAATCCCATCAAAGAACTGAATACCCGAATTCATCTCTACCTGTGACGCGGACACGCCATGTAAACCATCACATGCTTCTTGTGTAATTTTCTGAATTTTTCTAATATCTAATGTTTCTTTCCGACCATCATTTTTGATGACATGAATACTTGGTTGATCCATTTCTGCTCCTGTTTCTTTAATTGTTTTTATTTGGTAATACGAAAAATAAGTAATCTAAATCGTAAGTTGCCGCAACATTTGGGTGTGTTACTTTCCACCATGCGTCATTTGATAGAACTGAAATACGTCCTGGATAACTTGCAATAATATCTGAAGGTTCACATTCAGTATATGCTATAATCTCTCCACCCCAATCCTTTGACCATGATTTAGCAAAACACACTAATACCTGTAAAGCATCATTATAACCTCTCATAGGAACAGGATATGCATCATGCGTATACTTAATTTTACTCACATATGTTGGTTTTATATCTAAATAGCGTCTAAGTTTGGGGTCACTTTCACCTAGAAGTTGTATAACATCTTTTGCTAATTCTTCTGCGTCTATTGTATCAAATGATTCCATCTCTTCAATTTGCTGTTGCTGAATTACCAAATCATACACACTCAAATCTGGTTCTACATCTTTGATAAAACTTATAGGTTGTTCTTTTCGCCTTAATTCTAATTCGCTTGTTGGCATTCTATTCTCCTAATTTATACGCAATCGTATGACGGTATCCATTATATAAATGGTTATAAGAAGATGCTCTATGAACTATGTTGCCATCAAAGAAAACTGCGCGACCGGCAAAAGGCGTTATCGCATAACACGCATCTTTATTGTCATCATAGAAAATAGTCTCACCACCATACTTTACATCATAATTTAAATTTAAATATATTAAACAGGTTGTGTGACATCCATCAATATGCGGAAAACTAGGTTCGTTTGGTTTCCATGCATTGATATATGCTCTTACGATTTTTAATTCTAAACCTGTTAGTGTTTTTGCTTGCGATAGAATTCTTTCATCTAGAAATCCACGCATCTCATCATTTAGTTCTGCGGTCATACCGCTCAAATATTTTTCCTCATTGTAAATATCATATTCTATAATATTCCAACGCAATTCTTTACACTGATTAGTAAAAAAGTGGCATCTTTCTGCTTGTATAAAATGGTCTACAATATCTATTCGCATTTCTTCCATTCACCAAACCTCATTCTTGCACTTAGACCTCTATGTGTGTTTTTACTTATAATGTCCATAATGTCTAACTTGCTTTTTCCTGCTATAATCATATCATTAATGTCTTTTTCGCCGATAGTCTCAGGCCATATCACAATAGTATCGTCATTGTCGATGTGTTTCCACATTCTTTTAACAATTTCTGGATTGCGTGGTTCATTATCATACACAAAAACATAGTCATTGTATGCATAATCAAGTTTATCTAAACCGCTTGCATCTGCGCCTGCCATTGCAATACTATTATCTATAAACATGGAATCGATTGGACCCTCTACAACGTAAACTTTTTCGGAAAGATTAACTTTGTCTAACCCATATAGTTTAGGTGCAGTCTCATCAAGCATAATAGTGATATACTTTGGTTTCTCTTTACCGAATGCACGACCTTGAAATCCTATCAGTTTACCCGTCTTGTCATAGAATGGTATGATAAGTCTAGGGTGGTCTTGGTCTACATTAGTAAACTTATTTGGTATTATTCGGTTGACGAATGTGCAGAACTTGTTGACTAGATATAGTTCTTCCCATCGCTCTTCTGGTATCTTTCTCATCTCCATATACTTGCGTACTGGATGCTCTAAAGATAGTCTAGAAACGGTTTTAACGGTGTCTAGGAGGGTTGTTTGTTTGATTACGACTGACTTATACTCAGGTTCATCAAACATAGTACGAGAGGTCTCACCATTCTTATATCTTGCAAGAATGTATTGTTTATAGACTTCAGCATCTACTCTTTCAAGTAATTTACCGAATGTAGTGGACAGTCCGCAGTTGTGGCATCTATACAACATCATATCTTTGACGCGATAGAAGTACCCTCTTGCTTTTGTCTTTTTCTTCGTGGAATCACCACAAACAGGGCAAGAAAAATTATAAAGATAATCTTTCTTCTTCTTGAAATTCCTCAGTTTGTGGGAAATCGAATGAATATAATCTAGGTCTGTCATTAACATAATACATAATATACTCTAAAAAGGTTACAAAGTCAAGTAAAAAATTATCTTTTACCCAAATAATTTCAATACTGGCATGGCAGATATGAGATAACCAACGACCATCGCGCCGCCAATCATAATCCAGCGCCATTGCTCTAGTCTGTTTAGTCTATCGCTCACAGCAATATGGTGTGCTTGTTGCTCTTCGCGTAACTTTTTAATTTCATCCATGATGAGTGAGTGTGATTTTTCGATTTCGGTTGACATTTCTTGTTTTTGCTTCTCTATTCTCTCATGAATGATTTCTACATTGTGACCCAAATGTTTATCTGTAGTCTCAATTTTATTTTCTTGCACTGCTATCATACGGTTAATTGAGGTCGCTACTTCCGACAACTTCTCTATGGTTAAATCGAGTTTGCCGATAACCAAGTTAAGTTGTGTAATATCTCTCTTTATGAGTTCAATTTCGGTGCGTACTTCTTCTGACATATCATTTCTCTAAACTATTTATTCTTTCTTCTAACTCATCAATCTTTTTAGTTATACGAGGATATCTTTTTCTCCAGATATCATCTGGTTCTTGTAACCAAGTCCAACCCCATCGATTAACGAGATAATCTAATGCTTCATCAAACTTTGAGTATGCCCATAGTCCCATACGGGTATCGCGAAACCATGCAAGAAACGCGGCACCTAATAAAGCACCAGCGATTGCTGTGTAAATCCACAACGTATCGCTGAACATTTTAGAGATTAACTCTCCCATGTTCTCGGTGCTGATGATTTAATTGCAAAGCGTCCAAATAGACGAACTGCATAGTATGCGGCATACTTCTTCCATGATGCTACGAGTGGTTCAGTCTCACCCATTGCTTGCAAGAAAACACAATCTGCAATCTTACGACATGCTTCTAAGTCTGATGCACTAATCTCACCGCGTCTTGCGTTGATACGCTCATACATGATATCATGAATAACTGCAGGTCGTGCAACATCAAACGGTGCAATGAATGCCCAACATGCTCTAGGAACTGATGCCAAGTCTGTAACGTATCCAAGAGGTACTGTAATCTTACCTGATGATGTGATTTTGATATCAACTTTACATTCTTTTAATTTCGCAATCTCACTATCTAATAGTGCCGCGGCATGAAATGTAAGAGGTTTTTCAAGTCTCCATTTGTTAGGTCGTTTAAATGCTCCTACGAGCAGTCCATTCCATTTTTTATTTGACATTCTCTTCCTCTTTCTGTGGTTCATAATACTTGCGATATTGTATAATTATTTCTTTTTGTGTCGCAAGATACCCTTTTATATCTGCTATATTTAGTGCTAGTGCTTCGTACCCATCTGTTGTCATTGCAAATAGAGCAATAGGTTTACCTTGCTTCTCTAAATCTGCGAATACTGCTTCTGCATTTTCTCTTGTGACAACAACCCACTCAACTTTTTTCATGTCAAGCGGTTCTGGATTAGGTAAGTTCAGTCTAGGTTTCTCTACTGCTACCTTCTGTGTCTCAATTGTTTTAACACTAGGTAGAAAACTGCAACCAGTTAATGCTACGAGTAATAGACTACTTAGTAAGATTTTCAATTTCATCTAATACACCCATGGACCCTTTATTAATAATTCTTTCAATTAGTTTTGGTTTCTCTACTGCAAGAAAATTCAAATCATGCTTCGCAAGTTTCTTTTGCAACTCATCTTTTGCTTTGTTTACTTCGTTAATTTTATCGTTAAGAGCAACATTTGACTGAAGTATCTTTTCGTAGGATTCTTTTGTCTGTGCTATTACTGCTTTTTGTTCTTCTACTGCAGTCTCAAGTTTTGCTTGATTGAGTACAAGTATTTCATTTTCATGTTGTAACTTCTTAACATAGTAAATGGCGCCAGAGGCGCCAACTAGTGCTACAATAATGAATACTATTTTAATCTGTGTAAACATACTACTCCTGTATATTAAATTTTAAGTTTGCGTGGTCAGGATATGTTACCGCAATACTACCTTCTGGACAGTCATAGTCAATATAAGCAATCAATGTTGCTATACCTTGTGCCACTGGTTGGTCGGTTTCTATTGACATTTTATAAGCAAATGTATCCACTTTATCGCTTGCCGGTCCCATAAATTTACCAATACTGCTTGACGCCGGATGAACAATGTCTTCGCTATCTCTTACAGTGAGTGTAAAGTCTGTAACTGTGCAGTCATCTCTGTGTTTCTCTCTTGCAACAGTTACTTTATAGTCACCATCGTATGGCACTACACTAAAATGCTCAGGTGCCCATGTAAGAATGTCTTTATTTTCAAATTTATCCCATACAGTATAACCACCACCAAGCATTGCTAATGTTGCTGTTACAACACCAATACCTTTTGTTATATTTTCAACATCAAAACTCAACATCGATCCATTCCTTTAGTGATGAAACTTTTTCTGTTCTTACTGGTCTTTGAAGTTTTTTCCAACGACCACCACCATTAGGATTATATCGAATTGCTTTTTGATTACCTGTATCTGCACATTGTAGAATAATCATACCATCTGGATTTCTTCGTGCAAAGTTATAGATACTTGCTTCCGCGTCATCTTCGGTGTTTAAGTATTTGTTCCAGCGTTCAAACTTCTTTTTACCTTTAGCAAAACGTCTGAATACTTCTGGTGTTACTTTAAATAATGCAGTCTTGCGCTTCTTCTTACGAACTACAACAGTACTACTATCATCTCCAGTACCTGCTACTGCAGGACCGGTCGCATTTGCCGCGGCAACTTCCCAATGCTTTCGAATTTCTGCTTCTGCTAGATAGAACCCAGGACGATGCTCTGCCATGTCTAATTTTTCTAGCAATACACTATCGGTCTCAAAAAACTCTTCTTCTTTAACTAACTTCTCTCTTACAAGTAGTAGTGCCGCGGCGTAGTTTGCAAGACGCGACTTGACGAAAGGAACTTTCTCTAAAAGTCCTCGTAGACGAAATACTAATCTGTGTAGGAGAGTGTATGCACTTTCTTGCTCATTACGAACAAACTTACGCATTGAAATAAGTTGTTCACCCTTTTCGTTAATAATGCCTAAACGATACGCTTCAGTATCTTCATACTTCATCGTGAATAGTCTTAACATTCTTAGGGCAATTAGATTGTCTACTAATTTACTCATTTATAACTCTCTTAACTCCTGTACTATATCTTGGTCTAATGTAATATCTATGTGTTCTTTATCAGTCATATAGTTCAGAAACACAAGAAATGTTTTCAGACAAGACAACATATCAGTTTCTACTTTTAAAAAAAGCATTTTCTTTGTTGCTTCAGGACCAAAGACATTATATAAAACTACCATATGATTAATTACTAGTCTGCTTCGAATTTGTCCTGTGTCCAGATACTTCTTAAAAAGTCTCTTTATATATTTAATACGCTTCAGGTCTTCTTGAAACTCTTCAAGGTCCATGCAATGTGGATTATTATATGCTTTCATTGCATAGACCAAGAAGTTTTTATCTGTCAATTCATTGTTCATTATATAGTAATTTATAACGAATAATTATACGATTTTTGCGTATACTTTAGTGGTCCCAAATGGAGTTTTTTCATACTCAATCTGAAGATTTAAACCTTCAGCAGGATTTTCACTATCAAGCGCATCAATCGCAGTACTAACACTTTTACCTGTAATACCACCATACTGTGTCAGAGGAGTAGACGCGGTGCCTTTATCTTCTGTCATAGCAGGAATATCAAAAGTTAAACCAAGAGTTGCTAGTTTACCTTGAAGTTGTACTAACGCACCTTTAGGGTTGACATATTCGCGAATACCAACAGCACCAACAAGAGCATTTAGTTGTTGTAAACTATCAGGATTCTTAATATCATTGAGTGCTAAGTCAGTACCATCACCTGTTGGAACTTGCGAGTAACCATCTTCCAACAAGTCGGTGATTGTCTCAACAACATTTCTACCACTAGAGTTAAACGTAATGATATCCATGCTTTCTTCAAGTGAATTTACTTCTTCAACTTCAACAGTTTCGCGCACTCTCCCGCTGATAACATCAGATACAGTTTGGTCAATTGTTCTGCTTTCATTCTGACGTTTCAGAACTGCGGCAACTTGCTTATGATTAGATAAACCTTTTGCAAGTTTCTCAATTGCTCTAACTGCACCACTCATGTTACCACCAGCATAGCGTTTGTCTGATGCGATACCAATTGCTTGTTTAACTTGCATTGGTGTGTATGACTTCTCATCAACTTCTACGCTTTCAGATTTTTCTTTTTCGCGGTCTGCTTTCATCTTTGCTTTTTCAGCATCGATACCTGCTTGTGCTTTCTTCAAACGCTCACGGTCTTGTTGCTTTTTCTTAATCTTAGCAAGTTTAGCATCTGCGGCGTCTGCACGTCCAGCAGTAGATACACGAACATTACCTTGTTTGTTCACTACTGCTTTCTTTGCTAGATTGAATGCACCTTTACCTACTTTGGCAACGCCTTTGGCAATGCCACTGACGATACCTTCTTCTAGTTCATTAAGTTCCTCATCGCTGAGAGTTTCAAGAAACTTATCGAAATCCTCTTCGTTCAAACTCAAGAAGGAATCAAAAGTTTGTTCGGTGAGGTTTTGTTTAAATGATTTCATTGAAACCTCCTATTATGCTATTGTGCAACCATTGTTTGACAGAATTTGCCAATTTGAACCATTAAAGATTAGAGTGGCGCTATCACCAGCATCTTCCATTGTGATGCTTGTACCATTCAAAAAGTTTGCTGGATCGATTTGTACATCGCCACCATCAACAATTAAAGTCAGAATTTTAATCTGTCCTTGCACACCATCAGCAAGTGTTAGTGCATTAACACCATCTGTTGTAGCAGTTGATGTGATGTTGCTCATTGCTGATGTGACATTAATAGCGAGAGTTGCACCAGCGGCACTTACTGCCTCTGCTGTTGCATCAAATGCAAGAAATCCGTCTACTTTTACATTACCAGCAATGTTCTCCAGAAAGTTCTGGACTGTTAGTTTTTTGTTCGTACCACCTTGTACAATGTGAAACAAGTCAGCGGATGCACCACTGCTTGCGGCGGTTAGTTCACTAATTTTTTGGTCTGCCATGTTAGTCTCCTATTTGCAGTTATTATTCACACTAATGCTTTGTTACAAACATTAGCAAATCTAGGTGGGCGCAACTAAATGGCGCCCATTAATTTATGCACTAATTGTAAGTGTATCTGTTACACCAGCGATAGCAAGGGATGCGTTAACTGCTTCTTGGTCAGCAATATTACCACCTTGCGGTAAAATGCTCTGGTCAGCAATTGACAATACATCATCTTCTGCAAGTGCGGCAGATGCGGCACCAAACGTAGCACGGAATGTCAACTTGTTAGTTGATGAACCGGACTGATAAGTTGCAGTAGTTGTTGCTGATGCACCACCACCTGCTTGGTCGTTAGCAATTTCAAGAGTTGGTGAACCTGTTACGGTGACCTTCTCGTTATATACTACAGTAACGTCAATATTACCGCCAGCGGCATGACTGTATGCTGTTGATTTGAAGATTACAGATGTGATATCTGCAATATTCAATTTAGTAGAACCAGACAATTGTCCAATTGCTACTAATACTTCTTCTAGACCCGTATTTGGATCACGATAGACCCATCCGCGACTATCTGCGAATGTGTCTCTTTTCTGTGCTGTGGTTAACCATTTAGGTTTCGCCTCATTTGCGTCTGTTGCGCCCCAAGATGCCATTTTAACTCTCCTATTTGTTTATGTTAGAAACCAAGTTTCTTTAGACTATTTATAGTATTTTTTGCGCTAGTATGATGAATACCTATACCACCTTGCGCTTCCCATTCTCTAATGTTTTTGATGTAATCATCAATTAAGATGTTTGCTACACCATCACTCATAGCATATTTTTGTTTGTCTTCTCGTTTTACTAGATTGATACGCTGTTTAGGTATCATTAAATGTCTTTTAATCCAAGAATTCTTTCCGTCTTTACAATTCTTATCCCAGTTTGCATATGCAGATAGAATGTATGGATGACTAGATTTGACGTACCGAAACAACTCGGCACCATCTGTCATCCACTGAAGATTATGCCAGAAGTCACTTTTCTTTTCTACTTGTGCTTTGATTTTACCCTTTGCACCGTGGTTCAGGTCAGGTGACGTAAAGTCTTCACCGGTTGTGTCTTTAATACCTCTAATGAAATCACAAAGAACTCCATCCATATCTAGATATATCTTCTGTTGACCTTTTGCTTCGAACTGTAGTAATGATAATGTCATCTAGTAATCATCTTCCTCTTTAGGTTTATCTTTAATATTATGTGTGACTTTCATTGTAGTCTCTCTGTTGTTATTGTCGAACTTCAATTCCATGCGATTTGTTATCTCATGGTCAGGTGTCTCTTTTAACTTCAACTCTAGTATAACAGATTTGTCACAAAAGTCAAGTCCTAAATCACGAACTTTCTTAATAAAGTTAAACCACAAATCTTCTACTTTAGGAACATCGTCCCTTGTAAATTGCTTTGCCATAACACTAACTGAAAGTGACTGATACTAATCAGTCTCTTTATCTGCTTTCCAATTTGCGTCAATATAATTATAGAATGCTTTTTTATCAGCGGAAGATAACTCCGAAGGTGACTTAACACCACGCTTTGATAGTTCTTTAGCAAAGAACTTCTGATATGCACTCTGGTCTTCAGTCTTAACACCTTCGACTTCTTCTCTTGTTCTCTCTTTAAGATTGAACGGATTATTAACTCCTAAACCAAACATTATTTTTCTCCTTTAGGTTTTTCGCCGCGCTCTTTCTTAGAGATTGCGATTGCCGCTTGTTGTGCGGCACTTACTGCTTCTTCTTTATGGTCAATGTTCGCATATAGACTTTTCATATCTTCATGCGTTGCTGATAATTTATTTTGCATCCACTCAGGAAACTCACCGCCACTTGAAAGATGCTCTTTCATTTTACCAGCGGCATATGACATAAACTCTAACTGTTGCATTGCCATTGAACCCTCATCAGGTGATGCTGGTTCGTCTTGTTCGTTTACGCTTTCACCGCGCACTTGTTTAGCAAGGTCTGCGTCTGCTTTACCCCATGTACCAGAAGATTTAGTGACAAATGAATTAACTCGCGCCATACCCCATTGTTGTGGAGTGGTTCCTGGACGATGACCACCTTTCCATGCGGCAACTCCTCGTTTGTATACTTGCTTCAATACACCAAGAGGCATACCAGACTTATCTGCTTTTGCTTTTAGTCCTGCGTCTGCGCTTTCTGTCAATTCTTCAGAATACACTTCTTGCAGAATTTGTGACATTGTTTTTCTATAGTTTGTCATCTTTGTTCCCATATCTTGATTACAAGATTTCCTTTACCTTTTATAATTCTATGATATTCCATCTCTGGAATTTTATAAATTTTTCCTTTTTCTAGTTTTTTAGCAATTTTGTTGTCTAACTGTAACAACCAATCTTCGCCTTCTAGAATAGTTATCTCTCTATAGTATTTATCCCTATGCCAAACCAAAGTATCAGGATCAACATCCTCATCAAATGTTCGTATATCATCTACTTGTTTGTAGGGTTTACCAGAAATAGTTCCCGCCACCAGATAGTCCTAACTGCTTCGCATAGTAAGGCATACGGCATGCCCAATATCCAGGTTTAGTTTTATCTTTCTTTGTGCTACACTGATGTCTTGCGGCGAATGACTTTCTCGCTTCAGGATCATTCAGTTTTATTTTCAGACCGGTGGTGTCACCCCACGAAACTTTTTTAATGTTTCCACTTGATGGGTCTTTTACATATACATAATACTTTTTAGGTCCACCCGCTTTAGGTTTGTTTAACTCAGGTTGCTCTTCTTCCATCATAGGACAATCAAGAGGCACATGTTGTCCTTCATATAATGCATGTGAACCAATGTCGGATTCAAGCAACTCAATGTCGAAACTATCTAAGAGGTCTCGGTTAAGGGTTTTCTTCCACTCATTAAATTGCTCATAGTACATCTCAGAACCAATGCGATATTCATTAGTCTCAATCAACTGTGAGATTGGTTCATAACTTTCTTTTTTAGATTTCATTGCTTGAAGGCGCTTCATTTCTAATTTACGCATAGTTGGAAGTAAACGAATAGACAATCTATCAATAACTTTCTTCTTACTCGCAATGAACTTTTCAATTTGTTGCTTTTGCGCCATACCTAATGTGCTATATGGTTTACCTTTAGTAAATCTCTTACGCAACTTATTTCTTGCATGTCGCCTTGCTCTCTTCTTTAACTTTTCAGGAGAAGACATACGCTTCAATGCAATCATTCGTTTACGTTGAATACGCTTAGACATTCGGCGCATCATCATTGACCGTTTCATACGTTGCGCTGGTGTTAATACTTCATCCATATTAATCCACTGATAGTCAGCGGCAAGCATTTCGTCATCATCAGGAATCTCATTAGAGTCCACATCAACGCCATCATCTTCATCTTGGTCATTGGGAATTCCATCACCATCTTTATCTGGATATACATCTGCAAAATCTTCGATTTCGTCATAAGCATCGAATAAATCTGCGATTTGCTTTTCTAAACTCTCATCATCAACTTCATCAGGATCAGGAATATCAAGTTCTTTATCTTCATCACTCTCTTCTAAAAATAAGTCAATGTTCCACTCTTCGCGCAACTCATCTTCTTCGTAGTGAGATAAACGACTATCATGCTCAGTAACATCTTTCGCCATTGTGCGATACCACAATTTAATTTGCGGGTCTAATAGTCTCTTACCAACAGTAAATTTTCTAGCATCTCTGAACATCTTTTGAAGACGCTGTTGAACTTCTTGCTTGTTTGAACCAGCAACTAGCATCTTACCGACACCTTCAACTTCGACTTCAAAAGCAACTTCTGCTTGCTCTGTAAGACCTAAGTGTTCTTTGAATGATTTGCGGGTTTTCTCTACTTCTTTAGATACTTTATCTAAGACTTCTTTTGCATTCTTCCCATCAATACCTAAAATAGGTGCTTCACCATCGCCCAAAATCCAGTCTCCTGATGGGTCGTCTGGTGTTGTTCCTTGGACTGCTCCGCCTTGTTCTGGATAGTCTGCAATTGCTGGTACTGTTTTATGTGATGCTTCGCCGAACATCGCTTTGAACTTCTTAGTGTGCGTTGAAGGTTTTGTCTTTGCTGTCGCATCTCCAGGTGCTGGTTTGTAAGCACTTGGGTCGTCATCTGATTTTTCTGCGCCCTTCTTGAAATGTGCATCTCTGGTAGATTTGGTAGACTTGGACTTGAGTCCTGCAAAGTATTTTGCTGGTTGTGTACCGTCTTTATCGGCGATATCTTTATCTTGTCTAACTTCGGTGTCATCGTCTTTCGCTGATTTCTTTTCTGTAAGGTCGGATATCCACTTTGTATGTACATTACCATCTGCTCCTTTGCAGTACAGGAAGTTTGTTCCTTGTTCTACGATTTCAAATTCTTCATTTAAATTTAAGTCTACTACAATATCACCAACATTAAAAATGTCGCCTACTAGATATGCTTCTCTGAATGCAATACGCTCAAATTCCACATCTTCTTTAATTGAAAATACTTTACGAATTTCGTTATAAATTGCTTTCTTGTCTGCATCAGATAGTTTAGATGCTAATGCACCAGCAAACTTCTTATAGTTACCTTGCTTCGCATAGTCGCGCAATAGAGTACCAGAGATACCCTCAACACCTTTTGCATTAGGGTCGCGCTTGCCTGCAGACTTTGATGAGATGGAATTAAAGTTAAATTCTTTTCCGTTGTATTTTTTGATGAGATTGACCATCTCACCTTCGCGGTCGTCACCAAATACTAATGTGATATCTGTATAACCGTCCGCTTCTAATTCTTTTGCAATCTCAATGATTGTTCTTGCTCTAGATGATTTAACTGCAGAACCAAATGCCTTCTTTGCATACTTGACTTTATCTTTGTATGACAGAGGGTCTTTCTTATTGTTCTGAGTATGTGATAGATAAATTCGTGCGTCTGCACCAGATGCTTTCGCTTCTTTTGTTACTGCATTCGCGAGTTTTTCATGTCCTGCTGTAGGAGGATTCATGCGACCAAAAGAAAATACAACTTTCTTTTCTTTTGCTTCCTTCAGTTTTTGCTGAAGGTCTGTAAACTTTAATGTCATTTTTTCACCCAATTTTTTGCGGCAGTGAAGTTAGCACGACTGAACTCTAAACGGTTCACTAGTTTAACTGCATTACCTTTAATTCTGTCAACTGCCACAAAACCTTCTGGTTCGGTGGTCTTTAGTCCATTATCTGTTCTCAGAAAAGTACCGATTGATTTTACTTTCGATAGTTTCTGCACCAATACATTTTTAGCGTCCATTATATAAGTGTATAACAAAGTTGCGTTTTGCAAGTCTTTCTCTTGCTGATGAATTTTTTTCAATCCTTCAAGTTTAATCTCATTATATTTTTGTTTACCTGCATCAGACTTCACACTTTCAATCTTCTTGTCTAACTTAGTAGTCCAATAGTTCTTAAAGTCAGAGACCATTTGATTACTATCAGGCAAGTCATCTGCACCCCTAAAATAAGAGTTTAGATGAACTTTAAAATTAGTTTCGATAGCAAATTGGTTCTTCTCATCAAAGTTCGCAGACATCTTATCCAAGTAGGATGAGACATTAGGTAGCAAACTTTCAATCCGTTCGATATAACCATTGAGATTTTCGGTTTCATCTTTAGTCATTGTGACTGTGCCTGAAACATCTTTATATGAGGCATCATCGAACCAGACCGTCTTCTGCTTTCTCAACTTACTTATATTTATATTAAACGATGCTTTCATCGTTTCTAGTGTCTTACCTTTATATTCTGTATGAAAGATAATACCCATCTTTGTACTTTGTACGAACTTACCAAGAGGTCCACTCTTAGGAATAGCATAGACAATAGTGTTAGGTTGAAACGTGATATAATCTTCACCATCAATAGTCTTAGTTGACAAATCAGATTTAGTGTACATCATGTCACCTTGAATGACACCTTTGATACCTAACTTAGATAGTTCTTTTAATGCAACTTCTAATTTCTCTACTAGTCCACCTGTGTGGTTTTTCTTAATATCTGCAGATGTGTAGTTTAGTTTAGGGTTTTTATTAAAGACTGATTTAGTAGCAACAAAGAACTTACCATTCTCAGGATTAACACCACAGAAAATAGCAGGTGCGCCATCCCACTTTGTGGTGATGTTAACACCGGTGCGAACACTTGAACTAAGCATGTCACGAACACCTTTAAGGAATTCGACTGCGTTCTTTGCGCCATCGGCACCGTCTGTGATAATAGTTTCCTCAATATGCGTCAAGTGCGTATTGCGGTTCTCAGTTAACTCTGTATGTGCTTTAAATCTAATCATGCTATTATTATACCATATCTTTCCTATTTGTCAAGTGTTTTTTACCACTTTTTATATAATACTTTAGTAGTGTGACATATTTATCACACTTTATCCTAATAACTTCTTACCGGTCGCCGCTTTGGACACATAATCAAGCAAAAAATGAGTTGGTGCTACTCCGCCTTGTTTATTTCTAATATTTAGTTTGAAATCAAAGTACTGATTTGAGAATTTCATATCAATACGTTTTGCGGTACCATTTGTAATACCACCGTAGTACAATGTAAATTTAGAAGCACTTACGTTAGAGTATGCTTTATTCTCATTCACTCCAACCCACCAGCAATATGCTTTCTCGCCACCTTGTCCGTGAACCATCCAGTAGTTCGCTCCAATAGCACTCTGAAGCAGTGATGTTAATAGGGGTTTGTCGATTTCATTAGTTACATCTATGATATGTGAATTTGTTCCTGTTGCTTTCTTACCAGTTCCATATAGATTGAATACTGCACAGAATGTTGCATTGTCAATACCTAATGCTCTAAGAAGTTTTACTCCCATTTCATTAGTGATAATTCCATTCTTAACTTCTACTTCCGTAAATGGTTTACCAGGACCTTTCACACCAGTATTAACAAATGTCAGTGTGCTTGAAAATTTTGCAGATAGATATGTCTCAGTTCTATTGGCGTGAAAACAAGTGATATCTGTTAGTTTCTTTCCAACGTCAGCGGCATTACCAGGACCAATCATTACTTTACCACCATTCATGATGAACGGACGACTTTCATTGGCGCCACCCATTTGCTTAATAGATTGAATTGGAGATGGGTTCTGTTTACAGACAGCGGCAAGAAGTTCATCTGCAAGTTTATTCATCATTGCTGGTTTCTTACCATTTGCTTTATCGACTAATGCGTTTGATAAGTCGCGCTCAAACTTGAGTCCTAAATTTTCTTTCTTACCACCTGCAGGTTGTCCACCAAACTCTTCAGTTTTTGTAAGTTTTGTCACAGGAATTGTTACTGTTCTTGCTTGTCCTGTATAATGACCTTTCAACTGAATGGTATTACCTTTTTGTCCAGCAAACGAAAGCATTAGATTTGCGAGTTCAGTAACTTTACTTGGCATCACTCCAGGAGTTCTCAATGTCTCATCATTATTGATTATAATTCCGGTTGCTTCGAATGTACCATCTTCTGTATGAAATGTAGAAGATTTGCCATCAAGTTGCATTACTTTGTTCGCCAGAAGTTCTGGTCGATACGCATATTTTGCAATGTCAGGTACGTTTAATGTTGCCATACTCTTATTTATCCTTCTCCAAGAGTTAGATGTTTTTTGTCTCTTGCATCCAATATGCTTTGGCAAGATTTACTTGCAATCTATATGCTTCTTTTTCCCAAGGTAGTTCATAATATGGACAGTCTGCAGAAACGGAAGATGTCTTCCAACGAGTAGCACTTTCGCAGTCCATCTCTTTTTGAACATACTGCTTAACGTGAACCATTTCGTGTGCTAGAGTGACCATCAAATCGCGAATGTCTAAATGATTTGCTAGTTCTATTTCATAATCTCTAATACTCTCAGTTAACATACAATAACCAACAGCATCACCAGTCATCTTTTTAATATGGATTTCAATTTCTATATTTCGAATTCTTGGCATAAGTTTCTTAATGAAGAAATAACATGCGTCAGAAACGAGGTCGCGCTTAGTTTTGTTACCGCCTTGAACATGTACACAATGCATAAAACTACCTCTCTATTCTTTATTATAGACATAGTATAGCAAATATAAATCGATTTGTCAAGTACTGTTGTGGAAAAACAACAATATTTAATCGTTATATATCAAGTATTTATGCGTTTTTTAGAAAAAAAGTTGGGACTCGGTCTTCACCAAAACCACTTCCGGCGTTTAGTTGCTCACAACATCGCTTACTTATTCCCCTACACGCAAACAATTGAATATCATCACCGTACTTATGGTCATGTACATACCAACAGTTGTCTTCGCCGTTGTGGAATAACTTATATCTTGAAGGTTGAGAAGTCTTTGTATTTCTTGTCATTGCGTTGCTCTTTCAGTTTATCAAATCCGTTCTGTTCTACTACCTGTACGGTATCAGGTGCTTTCGGTTTCATGTTCTCTACTAGGTCTTCTTGTGCAGATTCCTCTACATCATATAATTGCATTTTTGCTCTATCGATACCCAATACAAAACGCTTGTATTTTGTAGGGTCATTGTATCGATTTTTCAATTGCTTCACTAAAATTTGATTATGCTGTTCTAGTTCTTCATTTGAAATTAATGCAAACATGAAATCACAAGTTGCTGGTAGTCCGAAACTTTCTGAGGTATCTTCAAGTCCAATATCAGTACTTGAGAATCCTTGTCTGGTAGTCTGTGTCGCAGAGATAATAGGAACATTATGCTCTACTGCTAGACCTCGCAGTTCTTCTGCGATTGATTTGATAATAGTGTAGGAGTTCTGAGATGCTCCTGCTTTGAAACGCTGAGATGCACAGATGTTTAGATAGTCAATAAAGATAGCATCAGGTTTGAAACTCTTCTTTAATGCTAGTTCATTTATCAATGCATCAAAATGACCTTTATGTGCGGTCGCTGTTGGATACTCTTTAACAATCAGTTTACCATGTGTCTCTCTTTGCAGTGACGCAAGTTTCTTGTCAAACATACTTTTAGGAAGTTCTTCAAGTGTTTGAATATCCATATTCAAAAGATTAGCATCAATACGTTCTGCAATACGCTCTTCTGCCATCTCCATAGTAATGTACAAAACATTCTTATTGTGCATCATATAGTTTGCGGCAAGATGGCACATAAATAAGGATTTCCCAACGCCAGTTCCTGCTAGTGCTACATTAAGTGTTTTGCTTGGTAGACCACCTTTTGTAATCAAGTCAAAGTACTTGAGATTGAAAGGTATCTTTTCTTCTTTTGTGTGATAGAAATCAAATCGGTCATTCGATTGTTCGAAATAATCATGACCAACATTTGGGTCAAACGACACTGAGAGAGCATCAGATAATAGAGATGGAAGAGCATCAGGAGTTCTATTCTTATCTCTTCCCTCTATTATCTGAATGCCGTCTGCAATGGCATTGTAGATTGCTTTATCTTTACAAAACTTTTCAGTGGCATCTGTCATCCACTGCAAGTCTGCAGATTGTTCATTTAGTGAATTGATAATTTCAACTGCTTTATTGAATTCAGGTTCAGGAACATTATGTGCTTCATTCAGCGTAATAATTAATTGCTCAGAAGATGGAAGTTTATTATACTTCGCAAGTGCTTCTGAGATTGCTGTGAATACAATTTTTTCTGAACTATCATGAAAGTATTCTGCTTTCAGGAACGGTAGTACCTTACGAACATACTCTTCTTGGTTTAAGAGGTTCGATAGAATAGTTCTTTCAATCCGTGCCGTTTGCATATATCATTTCACCTTCTTCTAGTTTTTCTTGAATTTGTTCTACAATAATATCACCCACAATAGAAGTGAAATCATCTTCGACTTCAACTCCTTCAGGTATTTTAATCAACTCATATTTAAATCGCATTGCTCTATGACCAGTTTCATCTGGTTCTGCGAACTGAATACGACCTACACGATATAGAACACCTGCATACTTACCTTCATCAATTTTAGTTGCAATGTGTTTATCGCTTTCAACGTAACTAAACTTCACCGCCATACTTAAACTTTCCTTTTGCAAATTCATCTAATTGTGTCATCACTTCTTCAGTAAAGTACTTCTCGGGATTATCTAAAATCTGCTTACCATACATCTTAGACCCATCTGGTAGTTCGATACGAGTTGCTACTTTCTTGAAGATACCTGCTTCTTCAGCAAGTTCTAATAGACCATAGTAGCGTGATAGACCACCCTTGTAGCGTAGTGACACATCAACTAGAGAATTCTCTTTAGTCAAGCGTGACTTGTTTAATCGACAGTGAATGATGTTACCAATGACTTCTGTACCATCTTTCTCTTTCTTCTTAGATAAGAATACAATTGTTGATGCGGCGTACTGAAGACCTGACCCACCACCCATGACTTTCTGTGGGAACATAGTACCCATCTGGTCGTATGTGTGATTAGTAACAATCATTGGTACTTTTGCTTTACCTAATTTCAATGTCAGAACACGAAATGCCGCTTTAGTTAACTGCGCCCTTGTCATGTCTCTAGTCTCTTTACCATCTGCAGTATCTTCAATTTCTTTTGTTGTTGATAACATACCAAGACTATCAAGTACAAACATCAGAGGTTTACGGTCTGCTTCTGATTGTTCGATGTACTTGTCAAGAATTTTAATGCCTTGTGTGCGAAACTCTTGTACAGTAGTCACAGGCATCATGACGATACGATTTGTATCGATACCTCGTTCTTCAATCATGTCTTTAGTCAATGCACTTTCAGTTTCAAAGTATACGACACCCGCATCAGGATTCGTATCTAAGAAGTACTTGACTAGACCGAGGGCGAAAAAGGTCTTTCCAGTTGCGGATTCACCAGCGATTGCTGTAATCTTGTTAGCAGGCAGACCACCATAGATACTACCACTCAGTAGTGCGTTAAAGATGTAAGACCCGGTGTCGATGAAAGTTGAAACGTCTCCCGCTTCTACTCCGTCAGCAACAATGCCAGCATACTCATTCTTACTTTCTTTAACGATATCTTTTAAAAAATCATTCATTTATTGTTCCTCATTATTTAATATACTATACACCATTTTCTTGTCAATGTCAAGGTAATTTTTGGTCAGCATATGGCGAAACTGAAGGATCAACATACAAATTAATCATTTCAATCTGGTCATGATAATCTGCAACAATCTTTAACTCTTTTTCAATTTCTTCTAAAATATCACCATGCTCACCAATACCGACAGGGTTCTTCATCAATACATGAATGTTCATTACATGCTTGTCGATGTGACCTTTGGCATGTGCAAGTAGTGCTTTTTTAATTTGCTCTTCCATAATAATCTCCTATGCAAAAAAATCTTCTAGTGTGGGGACATGCTCTAATTGCCATTTGATACTATCAGCAATAAACCGTAATGGGTCTAAGAATGTTTTCTCAAACTGCATGTCATAATCAATATATCTATGCATGTCAAACTCAGTTGGTAGAGTTGACAGAAACGATATAATATTCTCGCCGATTGGATTCGGCATCTTACAGTGAATGAACTTAATCTTCTCACCATCTTTGATTTCAGGATAACGATGAGTTATCTTCTTGTCTTTCACAGTTTGATTATACATCAGCGCACCACGAACATGCATGGGAGTACCTTTCGTATAAACTTTTATGTCAGACGCATACTTCTTAATACCATTCACAGAGCGAGGAAATGCAATCTCTTCTGGTGGTAGTGTTAAGAATTCTTTTCTAGTATTCTCAATATATTCCAGCAAGTCTTCTTGAGTACCATTTACAATAACTTTAATCGCTTCACGCAAATACACGCGAACCGGAGCAGGAGTTGAAGACTTAACAACTTCTAACCCCATAATCTTGAGTTTGGGTTCAGAGTATTGAACACCCTCTGAGTTGTGTACATTTAATACATATCTTTTCTTAGCAGTCCAGATGCCTCGGTCAGCGATAACTTCTCGCTTCATAAACATCTTTTGCTGATATGCATTCATATAAGAAGCAAGGTCTTGATAACTCTTATCAATAAACGGTTCCAACTTCTCGGAACCCACTCTATCAAGAAATCTAACAATCTTAGGCGTGAGTTCACGACTTTGATCCTTCGATAGAGGTTCTCCCTCATTAAACACTTTTTGTACCAGTCCACTAAGATTAATGTAAACCGAATCCGTATCGCTTGCAATGACATAGTTCGCTCCATCAGTTTTCAGCAAGTTATTAAAGTACTTGTTCAAAGCACTCTCAATCCATCTGATAGACAATTGACCAGATAGAGTAATACCTTCTGCTTGTTTGATATCAAAATATCGAAAGTATTGATTACCTAACGCACCATAAGCAGAGTTCAATGCAATCTTCTTTGCAAGTTGAATGTTACCATATCTTGCAATATCATTTAGAAGTGACTTGTTCTTAGTAACTTGATATTCTTGTTCTGCGTCAAGCATTTTCTTTTTAAAGAACTTTCTACTTTCATAGAGTTCTTCCATCATAGCAGGTAGAAACCCTTGCTTATCTATTTTGAAACACTGACCATTTGCCGCCATCGTTAGATTTCTTTGCTTGAGATGTGCAGTGTCTAATTTCTTTTCTAGTAGTTCATCAACAGTACATGTTACACGTTCATTAACAAGTGTATCTGGAGAAATATTATACTGCATAATCAAATGAGGATATAGAGAGTTCAAGTCAAAAGACATAACCCAATCATGTGCGCCAATAACAGGGTCTTTTACATATGCACCAGCATATGCTTCATTCTTCGCAAACGACCTCTTAGGCGGAATCACAACACCTCGTCTACGCAAGTGATTATAGATGAGCATATCCCAACAGCGAACTTGGGAGAATACATCTTCATAGTTAACACGAAAGTCATACGCCATCGTCAACTGCAAATCAATCAGACCGAGTTTATCTTCTAACTGTGCGACAAGTTCAACGTCACGAATGTTATAGTCAACAAACTTATCCCAATCTTGCTCATAGAACTCTTTGAAGTTTTGATACTCAGAGTGGTCAAGTTTCTCAGAACCAAGTTCTACATTTGCAATAAAGTCAAGTTTGAAACTCTCATAACCAATACCACGATACTTGCGGAAGAGTTCAAGGTAGTCAATGCCAGCGATACCAAAGATATCATAATATTGTTGCTCACGACCTTGGATCGTGACCTTGCTACCTTTCACAATCTTCCAAGGCGAGAGATAGCGCACAGCATCATCGCCTAGAAGTCGGTCAATTCGATTTACAATGTAAGGAATGTCAAAGAAGCGACTGTTCCAACCAGTGACAACATCAGGTTTATATTCTTGAATGAAAGCAATGAAATCTTTCAGCATCGTTTCTTCACGCATGAAGTACCGATAGTCTACTTCTTTATTGTCACCATGATATTCTCTAGTACCCCACGTTGTCAACTTTTTAGTGAGACTGTCTCGCACAGTGATAAGCAAGATTTCTTCATTTGCAGTTTCAATGTTAGGGAAACCATACTCAGTTGAAGTCTCAATATCAAGCGAGAGAATAGAGATTTGACTAGTATCGAAAGCAATTTCATCTTGCTCAACAAAGTTATCTGATATCCATTGATAGAGATATTGAGTTTGACCATAGACTTTGAAGTTTGAAACATCGCGATACTGGTCGCAAAACTCTCTTGCTTCTTTTACAGAACCTGGTTTGAATTCTTCAACATACTCGCCTTCGATAGTCTTCCATGAGGTAGGTTTGTTTGCTCTCAAGTACAATGTCGGCGAGAAGTCTTTGTACCTTTGCATGATACGCTGACCGTCATGACCGACACCGCGAACTAGAATATTGTTACCCCATTGCTGGACGTTTGTATAGAATTTCAAGAACTCACCTCACATTTACATTATTATAATACTATACACGATTGCGTATAGTTTGTCAAGTCTTTTGTTGTCTTTTACCCCTTTAGGAGTTGAGATGGTGATGGTGGTACTACTAGTCCACTGCCGAATGCTTTGTTGTATCCGTTCAGTAGTTCGTTGTTTGGTTCTGCAACATAAACAACCGTATGTTTACCAATTTCTAAATGGTTGTCTGTATATGGACAATAAGGACCCATCTGAACAGACATGTTACCATTTTGTCCTGGCGCCATCATTACAATAGCAGGTTTAACTACATGGATGTGAGTATCATTTTCGCTTTGTACTTTAGCAATAATCTCTTCACCGTTAATCATTTTAATCAATTTAATATTAAGCATTATCATCTTCCTGTAATAGTTCTTTTAAGACTGCAATTGCGCCAACAGTACTATTTGCTTCACGCTCTAATTGCGCGATTGCACCTTGATATTGCTTAATTGCTGATTTCTGTTGTTCAAATATTTCTTCTAGTTCAGATACTTTAGTTTCGATGATTGATGTAGAAACATTCATCTTTTCAAGTTTATCCGTGACTGGTGTTTTTTGTGCCATCTGGTTCTCCATAATTTAAAAATGAGCAGTTTTATCACATGCTCAGGTGGTGCCCTCCGAAGGATTATTTAATATCAATCTTCTTAGGTAGTTTCTCTTCAGGAATGATACGCTCAAGTTCAACCCTCAACATACCATCTTTGAGTTCTGCTCCATTGACAACAACTTCATCAGCAAGAGTAAACTTTCTAGTGAAAGAGCGATTAGAAATACCTTTCCAAATCGACAACTTATCTTTAGTGTCCTCTTGTTTTTTTGATTTGATTGTCAGACAACCTTCTGCAAAATCAATTTCAATATCATCTTTACTGTAACCAGCGAGTGCCATTTCGATAGTGTATTTGTAACCATCTTCAGCATCTTTGATGATATTGTATGGAGGAAATCCACTGGACTCTGCTTGATGTGTCGCATAATCCCACAACCTATTAAAGGTGTGGTCGAATCCAACAGCATAAGGGGTTAATAAGTTTTGGTCAAACGACTGTAGCGCCGACCTTAGTGTCGTTAAATTAGTCATGTTTTAATCTCCTATTAAGCAAGACTTTTTGTTTATAAAATGAAGACCCTACCATAGGCATCTTCATGTATATTATATAGTCACGTTTTTTCATAATTCAATACTTCACCTTCGGTAATTATGCTTCGTGCTTTTTCTTACCGATATTATATTTAGTTTCTAAAATCCACTCATGCTTCTCTTTAAACGCAATTACTTTAATCTGCGAAAGAGGTGCTTGATTTGTAATTTTTGCCTCATTAATAACCGCAACTAATCCCCAATCGTTTAATAGTTTAACGATTGTGTTTCTACGATATTCATCTTCTTCTGAAAAATTTGTTTGTTTACCATCTAGTCCGAACAACTCTTTAAAGTGTACGATAAAGTATCTACCTTGCTTATGCAAGATATGACAAGACTGATATAATTTTTTATCTTTTTTAGAAGCGATCCCAATTCGCGAAAGCGTTTCTCTAATTTTTAGAAAATCATCAGGTTGAGATAGCGTAACCTCAACCATATTTTCAACTGTCCACTCATTCATTTTACTCCACCTTTATTATTAATCTTTTCTTTTATAAGTTCAATTTGCTTTTGAGAAAGGACAGATAACGCGGAGACTGCTTTGGGATATGAGTAATTGTAGTATGCTTTAACATATTCTAAGTCTTCACTCTTATCTGCTTTCTGCCATTTATCAAATCGCTTTCGCTTACTAATACTATTTAGTAAAAAGTCAAATTGTAACTTTTTAGAAAGGTGGTGTCTTTGGTTCATCTCATTCGCTTGAAGCACAGTATCAATACCCATGCTCAATCCACGATTGACAATGAATGGATTGTATTCTTTTTCTGTTAAATCATCAACAATCATATTCTCTTTAGTATTGCTGATTGCTTTTATATAATCAAATGGTGTTGTCATCTATTCACATCCCAAAAAAAGACTTGGTTCATTCTCCAGTTGTCGGTGTATGTCTTGTGATTGGTCATAAACCCACCATGCATATACCATCCAGGATAAAGAACTAGTCTGTTATACTCTGCAGGAATTACATCATAATTAAACGGATCAATATCAACTCTAATATCATCATCTTCGACATAATCAATTTCTATATTATCAATATCATAAATTGCAGTACCACCTTGACTGAATTTATCCAAGTATACGATACCAGCAAATTTTGTTTGAGAGTCCATATGAGGATATTGCTGAATATTAGAAGGTGGAGTATTAATCCACTTGAACAAATTAAACCGCAATGGTTCATCTCTAGTAATCAATTTAAAGTCATCAAAAGTTTGTTCGATGATACCCCAAATTTGCTTTTGTGCTTTACTATCAAAGTTTCTGTTTTGTTCAATTGTCAGTCTGCAATCATAGTAGTCTTTAAAATTTCTACTAGTATCACTACGCTTCCAATCTTCAACCCAAGTATCAGACAGCATCCAATGAATGTCATCCGGTCTCTTGTAGAAATTATCGACAACTACTACTTTACCCGAATTCGTATCATAGATATCAACATCTAAGATATCATTAGGTTCGAACAATTCATTATGTAGATAAGGTGTAGGCATTATTGAAACTCACAATCAACCATAACCTCAGTAAAGAATGCAACCATGTTAACTTCTTGGTCTGCAACATGAACATTTTTATATTGATAGTCAGCAATCTTTAGAACCACTAGAGGAATGCTTTGTGGTTGCATATGCTCACTCATAGTGTCATATACTTTTCTGTATATGTCTTGAGCGTCAGTTGTATGAATGGTGTCAGCGACCCATTTACGCATCTTCTGAAAGTCTTTAGTCTTACAGTAGTTGACAACTGCTTTAATCTCTACATCTCCAGTATTGCTTGCTGATGATGCATCGATACGACCCGCGGTAGATATCTTCTGTAGTTCATTGAGGGTGCGTCTAAAGTCAGGAAAGAATTTCTCAACAATCTTTGCGACAGGACCATTCTCAAACTCAACGGACTCTTCTTTTAGAATTTGCGTAACTCTCTTAAAGAAGTTTCCAGCAAGAGCAGGTTTCTCTTCTTTGGGAATGTTAAACTCAATCACAGAACACCGTGAGTGTAAGGCAGGAATAATCTTGTTCTTATAATTACAAGTGAAGATGAACCGACAGTTCTTACTAAACTCTTCGATAAAGTTACGCAGTGCAGGTTGTGTCACCGCGGTCAAATAGTCTGCTTCATCATAGATTACAACTTTACCCCCACCACCAAATGAGACAGTGCTTGCAAAGTTTGTAATTTTGTTTCGTAAGGTGTCGATATCACCTTCACTTGAACCGTTGAGAATAATCCAATCATACCCCATTTGCTGGCATAGTGCTTTAGCAACCGTAGTCTTACCTACGCCAGCAGACCCACACAACAACAAGTTTGGTATCTCACCTTGATTAACAAAGTCGAGAAAAGTCTTCTCTAAATGTTTAGGTAAGATAGCATCTTCTATAGTCTGTGGACGATACTTTTCGACCCACAGAAATTCATCACTTTTAATATCCATTATATAATCCTTGTTGTTAAATTAACCTTCGTATGTGCTATCAGTCTCCAATGCAACCCAATATTGTAGGTTCTTATTAGCATTGACCCAATGCGAGATATTCTTGCTTGAAACAGTCAAGTCATACTCACCAGGAATCATACGCAGGTTATCACGCTTAAAGTAGAAGTTGAACTTAGTTCCATTACCTTCAGCAACTTCAACATTAAATTGATTTGATGTTTGGTTCTTCTTATCAGTTGCGATAAGATTAATTGTATCACCATCAGACACAAGACCGATATCGTTCAACTGCATAATATTTGATGCTTTGAGCAAGTCAGTATATGTGGACTGTGAGATGCGAACACGCACTTCACTTGATGGCATAGTAATGCTCTTAGTTGGTGATACGACCAAACTAGCATCAGCATACCAGAACTTAGAACTAGACTTACCTTGTGCGATAGTCAAATAGTTTTCACCTAGAGAAATCTCTGGTGCTTCATATAGTGACAATACACTCAATAGAGAGTTCAAGTCATAGATAGCAAACTCTCGGTCGAAAGTTTCTTCTACTGTTGCTTCTGCTAAAACATTTTTCATTACTGAAATTGTTTGCAGTGTGTTACCTGGTTTAATAAGTAGGTTCTCATTAATCTCAGAGAAGTTTTTTAAAACTTCAAAAGTTTGTTTACTAATTTTCATTACAAATCCTCATCATGTATATACAGTTGTATTAGTGCGTAGTGTAGAACCTTCAACAGGTCTTTACGGGCATCACTAGCGGTACCCTTTTTGCCGTATCGTTGTGCATACTTTAGTACGTTACCGATACAGAAACCAGTGCCGTGTCCACCATCAATGATGAACTCGGTTGCTTGAAACTTGTCTTTTGAATAGTGACCATTCCGATAGGTGCTATCAATGTATGTTTGAAACTCTTCAATAAGTGTCTTCTCATTAAATTTATAATCGATTGTCTTCATATTCTCACTTTTCTCATGGTAAAAGTGGGTGGGGTTGCCCCCACCCATTAGGTGACTATAATGATGAGTTATGCGCCACGCATCGCAGTTACACCAGCGGCGATGACTGCCTTTGATGGTGTACCAACACGATATGATACAGTACGCTTACCTGTTACAGGGTTCGCATAAATCATATTACCTTCAGCGCGAAGTTCACTGATACGGCGAGACACGTTGACTGTATCAGTCCGTGCTTTCCGTGCAAGTTGCTTGCGGGTGAAGGACTCACCAGTTGAAAGGGCATTCATGATTTTTGTCTTTACAGACGTTTTTACTTTTGACATATTATATTCACTCCATTAAGTTATGTTAAATGTCGAGGTGCCAACATGACACCTCTATCAATTGTTTTAAGTATACTCTTAAAACGGTACTTTGTCAACGCTTTCTTCGGCGGCGACAGTATTTTCACCGATAGGACTACTGAAGTCACTTCCGGTGTCTGCATCAACCTTTGTGTAAAGGTCTATAAATGCAGTTTTGGTTTCATCGTCAAAACGATTAACGCACAACTCAATCGCTTTCATACGATTTTTGAAAATGCCATATGCTTTGACGATGTGAACAAGTCGGCGAGTTGAGATAATCTCATCAATGC